TGGCATTTATACAGCCAGCGAAATACTGATGGCAGTATTCAGTTTGTTGTTAATGGACAAGTTATTCCGGATAATTACGGTAATTTTGACGCCCGTTATTTATCATCAGGAAACGTATATACAAAAGGTGAGTCAGATAATCGTTACGTACAGAATATCCAGCGCGGTGCTCCTGTATGGCCTGGTAAAGTAGATGAATATGGACCTAATGAGGCTCCCGCAGGGTGTTTCCTGACACAGGCCAGACATGACCCAACAACGGCATACGGTGTGACATTTGCGTATCGACCACTGCAAATGTGGGTTGGTAATGGCTGGCGTACAATTAATGGATAATTGAGGTAAATATAATGGAGTTAAAAAACGTAACCAGATACATTCCTGACGACCAGGACTACGATAACAACTTTCTGTATTTTCGTAGTGAAGATGGTCAGGACTTTTACGAATCACTGAGTAAATTCACCAAAAAATATAAGCTGTGCATTGACTCCGAAAATATAATCCGTTCCGTATCAGAAGATGTGTCGCGACTCTATCCGGCTGGCTTTTCAGTTGTTGAGGTCAATAAACTACCAGCCGGATTTAATATCTATGGCGACTGGAAATATTCGAACGGCGCTGTTGTCGCTGTTCCCGTTGATTATCATGCAAAAGCCGAAACCACACGTCAGAAGCTACTTACCGATGCTAACAGCACCATTGTCGACTGGCGAACCGAACTGGCGTTGGGGGATATCAGCGACGATGATAGGGCAAGCCTGACTAAATGGATGGTCTATATCAGGGCGCTGAAAATGCTGGATTTGAGCGATGTGAAAGATGAGGCCACCTTCACAGCAATCAGGTGGCCTGCATTACCACAGTAATAACTACTGGCTGGCTGGTTTCTCAGGAGGCATGGGCCAGTAAGTCAGTAATATGACGTTGTGAAAAATCAGGCTGACGTTAATGAAACTCGCCAGCCTGAAGTAATATTCAGTTCAGTAGGAACTGATGAAACTTAATGGCCAGATATACCATCAGTCCTGATATGGTTGTTATAGTTTTATGTAAAAAATTAACAACCACAAATCTGGCACCAATCCGGTGGCTTCAGAATATCTGGTGGCCACTTGTCACACCATGGCGGGCGAATAAATGGGGCAGGTATTGGCGGCCAGCCACTGGAAGAGTGTTTTGTATTATCTGGTGGTGGTTTTGAATCACTGGCAGCCATCGCCGATGCCGAAAAGGCTGTAGCCGACAACACCAGAAGCAATGGGAAAAATATACGATGTCTCATAATATCACCCGTGAATAATCAGATTATCCTTACTATTGACTTCCTTCATTTCCAGCATAGCTCACACTTCATCATCATTGAATAAACAATTAAGTTTATTGAGCGTAAATTTACTTAAAGAGAAAATAATAATCCTTAATATTTTTTGCAATATTTCGACTCATACCAGAATGAATGCGTGCAGATGACCTAAAAATGATGAACAGGAATATCGATAGCCAGTAAATCACTCCTGTGGTAATGAAGGCCACCTGATTGCTGTGAAGGTGTCCTCGTCTGAAATACCTGCTAAGTCCAGCGATTTAAGAACATTGATATAATTTATCCACAGAATCAAAGCTGCTTTATTTTCATCACTGATAATTCCCAACGTTAATTCTGTGCGCCAGTCCTTAATGGCATTATCTGCATCGTTAAGTAATTTCTGCCGGGTGACTTCTGCCCGCCAAAATTGAACGCCCGGGCGCTGATACCAGATGATCTGGTAATCGTAGAAAGCGCCCCTGAAAAAATCGACACCATTAGCTGTAAAATGACAGTCCCGCCATCCGGTCATCATAACGGATTTTTCTTCTGCCCCTGCTGAAGCCCGCCATGGCAGGACGACCATGAATCCGCCGATAACCTTATTGTGAAATTAAGACCAGGAAGAGATGATGTCTGTCGGACAGATACTATATGTAAATTTATAAAGGTTTTTTGTTATGCCCTTTCATATTGGAAGCGGATGTCTTCCCGCCATCATCAGTAACCGCCGCATTTATCGTATTGCCTGGTCTGATACCCCCCCTGAAATGAGTTCCTGGGAAAAAATGAAGGAATTTTTTTGCTCAACGCACCAGACTGAAGCGCTGGAGTGCATCTGGACGATTTGTCACCCGCCGGCCGGAACGACGCGGGAGGATGTGGTCAGCAGATTTGAACTGCTCAGGACGCTCGCGTATGACGGATGGGAGGAAAACATTCATTCCGGCCTGCACGGGGAAAACTACTTCTGTATTCTGGATGAAGACAGTCAGGAGATATTATCAGTCACCCTGGATGACGTCGGGAACTATACCGTAAATTGCCAGGGGTACAGTGAAACACATCACTTAACCATGGCAACAGAACCGGGAGTGGAACGCACAGATATAACTTACAACCTAACCAGTGATATTGATGCTGCGGCCTATCTGGAGGAATTGAAACAGAATCCAATTATAAATAATAAAATAATGAATCCGGTAGGGCAGTGTGAGTCATTAATGACTCCTGTAAGCAATTTTATGAATGAAAAAGGGTTCGATAATATTCGTTATCGAGGTATATTTATCTGGGATAAACCAACAGAGGAAATACCAACAAATCATTTTGCAGTGGTTGGAAATAAAGAAGGAAAAGACTATGTGTTTGATGTTTCAGCCCATCAGTTTGAAAATAGAGGTATGAGTAATCTGAATGGCCCATTAATTCTTTCAGCAGATGAATGGGTGTGTAAATATAGAATGGCAACAAGAAGGAAACTTATTTATTATACTGATTTTAGTAATTCAAGTATAGCAGCTAATGCCTATGAAGCATTACCACGAGAATTAGAATCAGAATCTATGGCAGGGAAAGTTTTTGTTACATCACCGAGATGGTTTAATACCTTTAAAAAGCAAAAATATTCCTTAATAGGTAAAATGTAAGCGCACCGTGGAGGACGTCTGTCAGAACCCTGTCAATCCGGCGATGATAGTGTCCACTTAAATTTTGATGGACACTATCACAGATGACAGAGTCCACAGCCCGGCGCAAACACGGCTGTCGGTCAGGAAAGAGAAAAGCCAGTCGCTGTACGACTGGATACAGGCGCAGTTGAAAACGTTGTCGGTGCATGCGGAGATGGCGAAGGAGTTCGGTTACATGCTGAAGCAGTGTGATGCGTTGAGCGTGTCCTCTGCAGCGACGGTCGGGTGGAGATCGACAACAACATCTGTGAAAACGCCTTACGGTGCGTGGCGCTGGGCCGACGTAACTATCTGTTCTTCGGCTCAGACAAGAGCGGCGAGGCAGCGGCGATCATCTATAGCCTGCTGGGTACGTGCAAACTAAACGACGTGGAGTCCGAGGCATGGTTACGCGACGTGCTGTGGAAAATCAGCGACTGGTCATCGAACCGGGTGCACGAACTGCTGCCCTGGAACCTCGAAACCGTAAAATAATCCTTACGCTACGTCCTAAACGGGACGCTTACTGAGTTATGAGGGTGAGGTGGTTTTCTTGATGAGCATCTGAACGCCGGTTTGTGGGATAGGGCAGGTGGGACGGATTCGGGACAGTCATCCGTTTTTAACTATTGGCATGGATTGGTATCTTTTCGCATCATGGGACGTGTGAGCGCAGGTATGACGCGGTATGTTATTGACTTAGAATGTGGTTCCAGGAACTGGCGCATCCATACCCGAGCAGTTTCCGGTGTCAGTGCCAGCGGGCGACGATCGTGAATGTCTACCAGACCTTTATCGGCTGCGGAGGTAACAATCAGAAATCCCTCTGCTTCATCACCGCGCTCAAACGGCGTACTGCCAATGGCAGCCATGAATATCGGCTTCCCGTCCTTTCTGTGAATGAAATACGGCTGTTTTTTGTCGCCTTCCTTCTTCCACTCGAACCATCTATCGGCAAAACAGATAGCCCGGCCATGCTGCCATAGTGGCTTAAACATTCTGCTGGAGGCCGCTGTCGCGACACGGGCGTTAATAAGTGGAGCTTTATCCCACCATCCGGGAGCGTAACCCCAAATCACCGGGTCGAGATGTAATTGCTCGTCGCGTTCGCTCAATAGCAGGACTTTAGTCCCGGGCGCCACGTTATACCGGCCTATAGGCTGAGGGTCATAAGCAATATTACGATCGGCTTCGTCGGCCAGATATGCCAGATATTCTTCACGGGTCTGTGCTTGTGCAAAGCGTCCACACATATGAAACCTCCAGTCGTCAGGCTGAAAGTATAGGGCAGGGGGAAAATGTGGCGCGCTCCGGTAATGATTTACAGGGAATTTATACAGTAATTCGAAATGAAAATTTGTGTATTGATGAATTCCGAAACTGAGCAGTGAGCAAACTGATGAATCAATCGCAAATTGCGTCGAATCTCGACGGCTTTATTCCCCAGTTTCACCCCATAGCTTCCCCGTAGGAAATTGAGCCATAAAAAAAACAGCCCTGACAGGCTGGTTTTTAAGGGGAATTTTGGTCGGCACGAGAGGATTTGAACCTCCGACCCCCGACACCCCATGTTGGCGGTAGCCTGAATAATTATCTTGGTAAAGGTTAACTATCATAAAATGGTACACCAGTCTTTCCAGGAGGAGGAGTGTAAAGGTTTTGGCTCATAAACACCGTCATAGTAAAGACCACAAATACTGCAATCTTCATTTTTATATTTATCATTGAATGCTAAGGTAAGCTTGTCATAGACATCAATATTTGATTGCCATTCAGGTGAGGTATTCATTGAATCATAAATTAATACTTTTTTCACTTCACTATCATAGCCTACAATGCACTCTGCATGTAGACATTCCGAGCCAAGTGAAGGCCTGATCAACATCAGTGGTCCATGGTTTTGTAATTCGTAAGAAATAAAACTCTCAAAGTCATCTTCTACAGTACTATTGAAAACTTCTGCCTGTAAAGCTTCTTTAATGTTTGTAAAAAGAGAGGATTCAGGTATTTTTTGCACATTCATTTCTTTTAATAAATTCTCACATTCTATTATATCAATACCCTCTAATATATTATTAAACGCTTGATTATCAGAAGTGATGTCCTCTAATGCACTATAATTATTGCCATCTCTGGATTTGATAACATTTAATGAGCAAACCCAGCAATTATTGTAGAGGGTATTACCTGTGGTATCAAGCTGGCTTTGAAAGTTACGATGGTGAATAATCTGCCCCTGAGGAGTTGCCGTATTACTTCTGTAAACGCTGCCTAAACTATTTTGAATGTGCCTTAACATAATATACTCGCTGAATAGTAATTTTGTTAATGTAATTATATACTACAGCGTGGGTGTTAATACAATTCTTTTGTTGTGAATTATTATTTATGAAATTAATTGAAAGTAAATAGGTTAGAGGTGTTTGTTGGCCTTAAAATTACATTTACTGAGGGGGTATATGATATGTTTTTATTGTATTGTCGCATGTTTCTTAAGCTGAATCCGGATTTGGGGGAGGTGGCTAAATGTAAATGACGTGGTTTAAGATAAATCTATTTTTAATAAGCCATCTGTTCAACTTTTCGTGATCGCTTTTGTTGGCATCACTATTAAGCCTTCGTCTACATGGGCATTTGGCATCGGGAGGCCACCAGTGGAAGAGGTTGAGTGATGTATTGGGCAGTGAGTTTGTTTGGTCGGGGGATTTATACGCAAAATGGCCCGAAATACGTCCGAATTAAAACGTAAAAAGTGATAACTAATTGAATCTATTAGAATCAAAAATAACGTGTTCTAATCGTTAAAATCACTTAATTAATGTGTAACATTATGAATTTAAAGAGAAAGATTAATTGTTGCCGTAAATAGGAATCGTATTCGGTCTCTTTTTATTTTCCTTACAAATCAAACAATTAAAAACGCTTGTCCGAAAATGTCCGAAATTTGTCCGAATTTCTGTATTCCGGTCTTTTTGGTTATATCACAATCAAATTAAATTTAACATTTATTTCACAACGAAAATTGGAGTATTAGAGCATCATATAAGCTTTATCATCACGCTCATCGAGATAGAGTTTCGTGGTGTTCGCTGATGTGTGGCCCAGGAGTTTTTGGGCGAACACCTCGCCGTGCTCGTTTTTGTACAGCCGCCCGGCCAGACTTCGGATCTCGTGAAATGTCGGTGGATTATTGCTGAAGTTAACACCGGAGGCTTTTCTTGCTTTTACAAATGTCTTTGTCAATCCATCCGGATGAATATTCCCGGTTGGGCTATTTTTCCTGATTCCGGCACTGATCATGAAATCAGTGCGGCTTACCAGTCGGCAGCGATCGATTACCGTTCCCAGACGTAACCCCGTCGCCCGAAGTGTCAGGGATAGGGGAATGGCTATTTTCATTCCGGTTTTAATCTGAGTTACGTATAAGCGGTTGTCAACAACATCACTAAATTTCATATTTACGATATCCTCCCTACGTTGACCAGTAACCAGCGCGAGATCCATCGCAAGAGGAAACCACACAGGCAGATGTTCTGCTGCCGCTCGTGTGGCGTTATACGTTTCCAGTTGCAGGCGTTCCCTGGCCACCTTAATCTCTGGTATCCGGGTTGCTTCCACCGGGTTTTTCACAATATGCCCTTCGACAATAGCCTCTCTGAACATGTCAGATAGAACTGATCTCATTGCTCCCGCCATAGTGTTTTTTCCCTCGGTTATCCACGACTCAAGAAACTTGGCAATGTGCCTGGTTGTTACTTCTGCCAGTATTATTTCCCCCATTTTTTCGCGTACGGTCGCTAATTGATTACCGCGAATCTTGTAGGTATTAACCGACAGACTCCGGCGCTGTAATAAAACCTCATAGCGATCAATCCATGCGGACACAGTGAATGAGTCAGTTCCTTTTAGCTTTTCAATAAGCGCCACTGGCGTGTGGTTTTGCGCTATGAAGTTGTTTGCCTCTATGGCCTGTGTGATAGCGTCCCTGCGGGCGATCTGACCGAGCGGAAATTCCTTGTCAGTTACCGGGTTACGCCAGAAAAAAGATTTACTGGCCTTACGGTAGGTGAGGTTCCTCGGAAGGTTAGCATCGTACTTTTTTCGACTCACTGATCAACTTCTCCAGCAATGCACTCGGTTTTCCGGTGCGCCCGTTTGGGTGGTGCTGTTCAAGCACAAGTCCCACTTTATTCGGCTTGATATAAAACGCGTCTGGATTAACCCGATACGTCCTGCCATGTAATACTGGAGTCGGGTAAATATTTCCGTTTCGCGCCCATCGTCTTAATGTTGTGAGAGGTGGTGGATCATCGGGATAATTTAATTCACCCCAGGTTTCAAGTCTCACAAAGCTCATAGTCATGTCTCTTTACTTCATGACCGCCGCCAACTATACGGCGTGGCGGTCGGTCGGGGTTGAACATCAATGATCAGGTTAAAATTTGAAGGACTGCTGACCGCCGCCCGGTAAAACTTTTACATCTCCGGCGCGCCGTCCTGTAAATCCTGCCCAATGCGCGGCGCGTATCCTGTCAGCCCGCTCTTCAGTCAGGCAGGGTTGCGGCAGAGCGGAGTTTTTCCGGTGCTCTGCAACGCGTATGGATTCGCCGGCTTCGTGTAACTTCTGGCACAGGGGGCAAAGGTCGCGTGTATCCATCATCCGGATCTTTCCATCGAAAAATATGTTGCCATGCCATGTAACGCAGTTCCGGCACACGGGCGCATCGCAGGTGAACATGGCTCGACATTTTGTCATGTGCCTGTGTTCATCCTCATCGGCATCCCAGCCGATGATCCCGTCACAAAGCAGGGTGGCCGGGGCGCCGCAGAACATACAGACAGGCTTCTTCATGCTGCAATTACCTCCCTCATTCAGGCTGTACGAATCCCGCCGCGTGAGCGGTGTTTAAAAGCATTTTTACGGTTAATTAATTATTCAGCAGGCGATCTTTATTCCTTAATACATTTAAACTCTTCCAGCGTGACTTTCTCTTCGCGTGATTTTCCGGCTTCAGTTCTGCCGGACAGCATTTTTTCACACTCGGCTTTATTCATTTTTTTGTCAGAAAAACGAACCCAGTTTGTCGGGGAATTACCCGGCTTTTTGACGATGGCGGTTATTTTGTACATGGCCCGGTCTCCTTTTCCGGTGCTGCTGCCAGCATCGCACCATAAATTAATGACACGTCAACTTTCCCGACTGTCTCAATCATGCATGACGCCATAATATTTCATTCAGCAATCATGTCTTCGTCTGCCTTTTCGGGGGCCAGTTTCCAGCCATCCGGAATTACCGGAGAATTGCCCCCCGCGTTTGGATGCAATCCCCGGATGCCATCTGCTAACTCAGCTAATGCGTATGACCAATCGTGTTGGGTGTCATTACCAAACTCAAACGCACCGGTGTCAGAGTCGTACCGTCCGTGTTCGTTATCGAATGCTTGTCTCTGCTTATCTACCCAGGAAGCCGCGGCCTCAATGCCATCACGATAAAATGACACTACCGGCACTGGCTGGGCGCTATACTCATGTGCCACAGCCATTTGTGGGTGATTAGGATTATTACACTGCACTCCACACACCTCACAGACAGCATGCTGTATCCCGTCCAGCCTGCGGCGTTCCTGTAGCTCTCGCATCGCCGCTGCAATATCGGTGTAGTCAGTCAAAACTGAATCGTCGCAGATTTCAGCGCGCGCCAGAATTTCAGCTATTTTCCTGTCTGTTAGTTTGTTATTGCTCATCGCAATACATCCTCCACACTGATTAACCCTTTACGGCTCAAATAGTTCATTGCGGTGCCGTGTAACTTGCTGTTCGGCCTGGCGTTTCTAAGCGAGTGGGCCAGACGCTTAATCCACATCGTTAATTCTTCCACTTGCTTTTCTGCTTCTTCCAGTTGTTCGCGCACCTGTCGCATATCATCACGCTGAGTAAGTGCCGATTCAGGCATGGAATGTTCGGCACACGGGATTATTGTGTGAACGTCTGAGTATTCGCCGCCGCCGTCACTGAATGCCATTACACAACCACACTTTGATTTGCCGTTCACAAAGACAATTTTGTTACTCATAATGACCGTCCTGCACGTTGCGTAACCAGATACAGACCGCGCCGTCTTCGGTGTCGTGAATGGAACCGACAAACCATCCTTCACCTTCAGGGGCTTCTGGTTGCCAGGCAGAAATGTCGTATCCGTCAACGTCAGGATCAATTTCCTCATCATCCCGATAAGAGACTTTCCATTCCAGACTATTGGCCTCCAGCCAGGCATTAAACTCGTCCAGAGATATAACCTCGCGATCAGCACAAAAATCATCGTATAACGGATGTGTCCAGTAGCCGTAATTATCGCGCTCTACGGGTAATGCAGTGATTTTTTTCATTATCATTTCAGGCGGTCAGCGACCGCCAGCCTCCGTTATGCGGTCACGTTCTCTTCCACGCCAGCGTTTTCGACGACGCTGTACTCACCTGTGATGACAGACGCATCAGCCGGATCGATAGTCAGCGTCTCCTTTTCGTCCATTGATACCGCGCGCTGGATCTCAATGGATACAGGCAGGTATTTGAACAGACGGCGTATGGCGGTTTTTTTTGCCATTTCCTCCCAGTGAGTAACCCACGGGCCGTTGTTACCGGCTTTGCTCTGTGCCCGGACCAGCTCTATCTGTTTACGGGTCATTACCTCAAACTGTGTGCCGCCATCTTTAAGGCGGGCAACGGCATAGACATGAGTAACCGGTGCATCTTCGTTCTCACCCGGACGGTGTACCAACTTCTCTTCCAGACCAAACTCGAAGCTGAAATCGTCACCTTCGCGGACGACGCGCGCGGAAAGGCTGGCAATCTGTCCGGAACGGCGGGCAAGGTCGATCATTCCCCGGTATCCAATAATTAACTGAACGTTTTTTTTGCCTGACTTTTCGTTTTTGTTTCCGAACGGCAGCAGATAGGCATGACCGAGCGCGCCGCCGGGCTCCAGCCCAAGCTGGGAACACTGAACGATGGCGCTGACAAAACTCATGGTGTCACAGTCACCCAGCGCCGGAACTTTTCGGATTTCCGTTGTGGCTATCCGGATCATGCGTTCCGCTGTCATGTGGCGGGGCATGGCCGCCGCCAGTTGTTCTTTCATGGAAGGCTGGTTGATAAAGCTGATCACATCGTTGTTCTTTTTCACTGCCGTCGGGGTGCGTGCTCCCTGTGTTTTTTGCAGGTCGGCTTTTGCAATAGGTGGCTGTTTAGGCATTTGCATTCTCCTTCGCCCAGCGGGGCAGTGATAAAGTTTTAATGGCAGGCCATTCATCGTTATTAAGGCATTCGGCCAGGGTTTGCAGATTGCGACGATATTCCCGCTGACCTGCCAGTTTTGCGTCTTCACCCATCATGAAAATCTCAACCGGGTAACGCCCACATTCGGCGGTTGTACTGGCAACAAGGAAGACGAAGGTGGGTATCTCACCGAACTGCGCCCGATAACCGTCGCTGTAGAAAGCGTCCTGTACGTGGTAGCGATAATCGTAATAAGCTGTCCTGAACCGCTGGATATCAGCAGTGGTTTTCACATCCATGATCCAGTGAAATTCAGGGATGATTTTGTCCGGACGGCACCGACACAAAATTCCTGTTTCCGGATCTTCCCAGTAGACTGATGATTCAGCATATCCGGCGCTTTCAACCAGCCACTGCCCCAGCGGTAACGCCATCACACTCTGGTACATAAGTTCGATTTTCCGGCCTTCTTCTGCCGTAAGCACGGTTCTTCCTGTCCGGGCGCATTCTTCCAGAAAGGTTTTCTCTTCTTCTTTTCCTGCACTGGTACGGCGGTTAAACTCCGGTGCGATGATGAAGCGTTTACTGAATTCCTCTGGTTCCAGTACCCGGCAGTGAAAAGCCGTTCCTGTATCGAGAGATTTTGTTTTCTCCGTGTCCACGGGGGCATTTTTGCGCCAAAGATAAATTGCTGGTGTATCTGCGATATCATCAAGCTGTGATTTACTGACGCCCGGGCCAGCGTGATACGCCTCGTTAGGGATGTCATAGTAAATGCCTGGCTGTATATCATCAGGTACAGTGATATTTCCGTTTTCTATGGAATCTGCCGCTTCGCCTGCTTCATCACCGCCAGTACCTGATCCACCGTCTGCTGTAATTTCCTGCACTGCATCACCAGCCGTTTCCCGCTGGTTGCTTTCTTTCCGCATCTCTCCATCTATTTCTGTTCTGGCTTCCATTTTTTCGATCTGATTTGAGGAGGCACTGAACAGCGCTGAAACGTCGAAAGTCCCGTCTGCGTTTCTGGTGACAGCCTCCGGCTCTGCTGCTGGCTGTTTTTCCTCCGGCACCACTTCTTCTTTTTCACCCTGATTTGAGGCGCTGTAATTGTTATGAACCCACTTCGGATCGTTCGGGTCGCTGATGCCTTCGACATATTCACCGCGCGCGGCTGCCAGTTGTTTACCAACATCAACCGGGTTTTTGGGTGGAATGTTTTTACGTGCTTCGTGCAGTTCTGCCCGTATTTTCTGGTAGCCTGCTTCTGTCTGGCTTACAGGTGGCTCATTCTCCAGCGGCTGCGGGTCCGGATGATGTTCAGTTGTGTCCTGTTCCACTGCTTCAGGCGTTGCTGGTTCATCTGCCAGTTCGCCTGTCGGGTGCTGTTTTTCTTCATCACACTGAAATCTCCCTGCCTCAATATCCCGCAGACATTTGCCCGCCTGACGAAGCCTTGCTGCATTTTCTTCATGGGTTGTTGGAGTGTTATCAGGCACATATTCGTACCAGTCCGGATCGCGAACACCATGAACGGCAAGAAAGCTTTCGCACCACGTCCGGCGAAGATCAGGATTACCGTTATGTACGGCCTTTGGCGCTTTGCGTACCAGGTCAATAATAGTCTGTCGGTCGTAGCCTTTGATGTCGGGAATAATGCCCACTGTCATCGACATTTGTTTCCAGTCTTCCCGGTCTTCGGCGATGATACGTTTTGCAAAATCCATTGCAGGACGCAGGTTATTCAGATCCAGCTCCTCACAGAAACCACAGGCGAGCTCATAGTTAATCGTTCTGTGTGTCGGTTTTTCGCTACGGCGTGGACGTTCTGGCTTATTTACGTCGTCGACAATTACTTTATGTGGCCCGGTTTTTTTAACGGGTGCAGGTTTATTCTTCAGGCGTTCAGCCCATTCCTTAACCAGCAGGCCGCGGTTAATGTGTTCAGCACTGAACCATTCCTTAAAAAACTTAATAGTGGTGCATAACTCAGGCACTTTTCCATCGACAGGAAATACCTGTTTATACGCATTCACTGCTTTGTGAATATCCTGCTCGATAGCTTTTTTGAACGGCTCTACATTTTCTGCGGCGAGTATCAGGTTCTGGACAGTGGTATTCTGAGTATCCATCTCCAGACACGCGATTTCTCTTTTCTGGTCTGTATCGACGTGATAAAGATATTCTCCATCGCCAATATACTGTGCCAGAACGCGATGGCGGAACGGCAGTGTCGCAACCACGGTCAGTTGAGGGTTTGCTGGCGGGTTATGAGATTCCTGTATCCCGTTTTCTCCGGCAGGAGTGCCAGCACCGTCGGCGCGTTCTGTTTCATCTGATTTAACAGCAGAAGCTGCGCCGGGGATAAGTGTCAGGGTTTTGCCGTCTTCGCCACCGGGTTCGCGGTTTTCACAAAATTTAGTATCAAAGGCCCCCTCGGGCGGAATGTCATTTTCTACCGGAAAATGTACGCGTACAGGTCTGGCAAAATCAGCTTCATCAAATCCGGCAGCATCCATAGCCAGTTCGCCACGGGAGAGGGCGAGTGACTGCTTTTTAGCTGTACACCAGAAAAAACCGGCTTTAAAGCCGAGGCGTTTCCTGGCACTTTCATTTTTAACCTTGTAATAAAATGAATATTCTTCCTGCTTAATGCTCATTGTTTTTTAACCTCAGTTAAGATTAAAATCGTTTTGCCAGTGAAAATCCTCTCCGGGTGCTCACTGGTCATGTCTCTGGTGGTGGGTCTGGTCGCTCACCTCAGCATCGCCGGGATGTAAAGCCGGGGAAGCGCCTGCATTTAATGCAGGCTTTTTTCCTTTGAGGCCTCAGACATCGCCCGCGCAAAATCACTGGCAACAGACAAGCTCTTCAATGCACCAATAACCTCCCTGGGGACGTCTTTCACTTTGAGCAACATGGCTGCTGCGGCTATAGTGGAGTCCCATGCTCCTGTTTTTTCATCTGCATATGCAGTTATTGATTTATTTATTGAATAGCCATCTTCGTTTCTGCTTAACTCGTATGAATAGCCAATAACTACCGGCATATTGTTTTGCTCGCATATCTTAAATATACGGCTGGTGAGTACTTTTAGTTCCTGTAATACTGCTGCATCAGGCGTTGTATTTTTCATTTTTATTTCCTTTTTCAGGTTGAGTGAATCCCTGCCATTGCTGGCATAGTTTTATTGTTTCAGTAAATGATTAATTAAAGTTCATGTGCCATCTGGTCATGGCTGGCACAGCGTTTACTGCAATATTTTTGTTTTTTACGTGAAATAAGCGTTCCGTGCATATATATCAGTTCATATTCGTATGCGGTCTCTTCCGGTATTGCTTTCTGACAATATGCGCAGTTAATTAATGTCGGGTCTCCTTTCTGGGTGAGTAGAGTATAAATTTTACGAATCAATCCCGGTTTTCTGTTTATTGCAGTCTGCTGTTTAGCCGGACTGCGCATCCAGTCGGAACGAGGTGTAATGACAGGTATCATCGTTTTATCCTCTTTGCCTGTTTATAAGCGAATTTTGTTGGTGCGGTGCCTGGTGCCTCCAGGTGACGATAACCAGTTAACCATTACCGCCGACTACTATTTCCACCCACAACATGAAGGATCGTTATGTCTTTTTAACTGTGCCGCGTGCGCTTAGCCGCATTCACCACACCACAAAATTCGCTTTAAAAAGGGCGGAAACCAGAAAGGAATGAACTGGTACCGCCAAAGACTACACACAGCAATGTCACGGGTTCCACTCGCAACCGGAAGCGCGCTCAACCAGGACGGTGGATTTAACGACAACCTTAGTTAAGTAACGAACGCGCTTTCGTGTTGTGTGCTCCGTATCGTGGAGCTGACGCCCGTCTTTATCCACATCGGGGCGGTGGTATACTGGAGTTTCCACACAACCAGTAAGGAAATATTATGTCTGATACAACCAGCCCTTTTGTTTTTCCTGAAAAAGCAGCTCACGAAGTGGTTCTTGAGTTAATCAGAGCGGGCAAAATTAGTTACGCAAGTGATGCTTCGGATGTTTTACACATATGCTTAACCACTACCGCGCTGAGAGGGATCGACCTCAACAGGAAGATAAAGCTTCGTAAACGCCTCTCTCACCTCATGAGCCAGTTTCTCGACTGGCTCTTTATCTGCTCGCTGGTCATTGATTTTCATTTTTCTACGCAGAGTAGAAGCTGCGATAGTCTGAACCTCTACTGGAAGTTCTTGCATCTTCATCTTTCACCTCATCCGCTTAACGCCCGGCGGCGGAACGTTTTATCTACTGCGCTTGTTACTTAACAACAACTGCCGTCATGTTCGTATGCCTCAGGCTGGCTACTTAGCCCGACTCAGCAGCGGGATAACTCTTGGTATTGTCCGGCTGTTATCTGGTCTGGCGTTGTCTTGTCACATTAAATGCTCACATATCGTGAGTAATTTGTCAATATGAATTGTGAGTATTATTTTCTTGGTGGGATATGGATAAGCAAAAAAAATCCCGCATTTGCGGGATTACTAAGAGGGGAGGTTAGCTCAAGAGGATGGAGTATCTTTTTTATGCTGTCTGCTTCTAAGGTATTGTTCTACATACTCATCAATTTCTTTTAATCTGATTTCAAACAGATCAATCATACGTGTTTGCTCTGATGCTGGCAGTTGATTAAACAATTCGAGTAGCTTTTGTTGGTTATCACTCAGCCATGAGTTGGCATTTTCCTGCTTACCGAACATTAGTTCTGCGGGGGAAATGCCAAGCACTTGGCCAAGCGTAATGGCATCCTCAGCTCCAATACTCCGCGTTCCAGCCTCGTAATTTGCAATGCGTGACGACCCCGACCAGCCACATAGCTTAGCCAGTCGTCCCATGCTTAATCCTCTGTTTTGGCGGATAGTTTTAAGACGTTCGCCAATTTGTTCTGCAATCGTTTTCATGTTTGGAATTTTATCACGCTACGTGAAATTGATGATACTCACGTATGTGTAGTTGACTATGCTCACGAATTGTGAATAATAAAATTCGGAGGTCTTAAATGAACAAAATTTCAACATACAGAAAGCAACTGGGGCTATCTCAAAGGCAGCTTGCGACTCATTTGGGATGGATACAGAGCCGTCTGGCGAACTACGAAGCAAATTTTCGCACACCCGGACTGGAGGAGTGCCGAAAAATTGTTGCCACACTTAACCATCTGGGATCTCGCTGTGTTCTTGATGATGTTTTCCCGCCTCATGTGAACGATAGCAGAACCATATTAGCGAAGGTGAACAACCATGATCACCCCTGAAACAGCCAGTCAGGTGTTATCGTCATGGCTGGCATATCTACAGATAACCCAGGAAACAGCCACGCAGCTGATCACCCGCGCATTCCTGGAGCAGCCGGCGCGACCGGAAATAGCGGTTCACCGTATCGAGCATGACGACGGAACGGTGGATTACGACGCATGGCGCCGTAACCGGATAAACATTTTTCAGCGCTGGCGGAAACGGGAAACGGCGGAGCACTGCGAGAAATTCTCTGCGCTGATCCCCGCTATTCTGGAGGCGATCCGCAAAAGTGCGCCGGAACTGCATAAACGAATAACGGCAGGGCAGAGCATTGAATACCTGCTTTCACAGCTTTTAAAAAAACCGCAGTGGCAAGCGCGGTACTTCTTGGCGCGCCGCTGGCGGATTTTGAGCGAAAGTGTGACGAGGCCATATATGCGTTACAGGCGTTACGTAGCGGTTATCGCCAGCAGTACCAGAGACATGACCAGTGAGTAATTTTTATATATTCGGATCGCCCTGTAAGGGCGTGGTGAGGTTTTATGCGTGATTACGGAAAGGTGAATTCATCCTTCTGGACCAGCGAAAGCATACGCTCGCTTTCCGATGATGGCCGGATGCTCTCGTTATATCTGTTAACCAGTCCCCACGCCAATATGACCGGCTGTTTCCGTCTCCCCGACGGGTACGTTTGTGAGGATTTGCAATGGGATAAAAATAGGGTATCAGAAGGGTTTGAAGAATTATCCCGTAATGGTTTTGCCATACGGGATAAAGCTACCCGATGGGTGTTAATTCCCGGTTATCTGGAATGGAATGGTTTTGAAAACCCGAATGTAGCCATTGCGGCGTTGAAATTATTCCGTGATGTACCGGATAAAATAGCCATTAAGTCACAGTTAGCTGATGGTATGAGGCAGGCTATATCAAGGTTTGAACCGGGTAAATTAAACGGTTTCGAAAGGGTTCTTGAAGGGTTTCAAACGGTCGTTGGGACTCCAGAGCCAGAGCCAGAACCAGAACCAGAACCAGAACCAGATCCGATCTCTCCTGGTTCATCGCCGAAAAAAAACGATGAGCCAGGCGGGAGTTATCCGGCTGAGTTTGAACTGGTCTGGCAGGAATATCCGAAGCGGGCAGGTGCCAATCCGAAAAAATCTGCATTCAAAGCCTGGAATGCCCGACGACGGGAGGGCGTCCTCCCCGGCGATATGCTCGACGGTGTCCGGCGCTACGTGGCGTATCTCGGTAGTACGCACAAGGCTGGTTCTGAATTCGTGCAACAGGCAGCGACATTTTTCGGGCCGGACAGGCATTTTGAAAATCACTGGGATATTCCTGTGAGGGGAGGCAGCGGTATGCCTGGTATCCCGGTTTCGTCGCCGGATAAAACCATTCCACCGGGTTTCAGGGGGTGACAGACCATGAAAAATATCGCAGATAGCGGAATTCTGGACAGAATCAGGAAACTGGCGCCACAGTCTGCCGAACGCGCAGCACCGTTCCGGACGCCGGAGGAGTGGCGGGAATGGCAACTCGCCGAAGGGCGCAGGAGTTGCGAAGAAATTGATCGTCAGAATCGTCAGGCGAGGGCAGAAAAAATCTTCGGTCGGGCCGGGATTCAACGGCTGCATCGCGGATGCTCGTTTGCAAATTACCGGATACAGAACGACGGCCAGCGCCATGCACTCAGTCAGGCTAAATCCATTGCTGGTGAACTGGATACTGGCTGCACGAACTTCGTGTTCAGCGGGAATCCCGGTACCGGAAAAAATCATCTGGCCGCTGCCATTGGCAATCGTCTGATGAATGCCGGACGTAGTGTGATTGTTATCACCGTCGCCGATGTGATGAGTGCGCTTCATGCCAGCTACGATGACGGGAAATCTGGCGAGAAATTTCTGCGTGAATTGTGCGGGGTTGATCTGCTCATCCTCGATGAGGTTGGCGTGCAACGTGAGACCAGGAACGAACAGGTAACGCTGAATCAAATTATCGATCGCCGGACGGCATCCCTGCGCAGCGTCGGAATGCTGACAAATCTTAACCACGAGGCGCTGACGAATCTGGCAGGCCAGCGGGTTATGGACAGAATGACCATGAATGGTGGGCGGTGGGTGAATTTTGACTGGGGGAGCTGGCGCCCGAACGTCAGCTATCTCAGGACGGTGAAATAATTTTCCGGAGGGTTTTCATGAGCAGAAATTACACACTGGCGCAGAAAGCTGAAATACAGAAGCGCCTGACGGAACTGGTACGAACCCACGGTCGGATGACGTTTGGAGAACTGCGGAAGATAACGGGGTTAACCATTTTTACAGCCCGCCACTACCTGGAAAAAGCGGAAAGTTGTGGGGATCTGTATCAGGCCGGGAGAAGCGGTATTTTCCCTTCGGAACAGGCTTTCCTGCTTTGGAAGCAGAAACGTGAAGATGCCAGGATTACCCGCTTTCTGAAAACGCCGGAAGGTGTCGTGAGTTCCTACGACCGGACCAGAAACGTTATCTGTACGGAGTGCCGGAACAGCGTGACGATGCGACGGGTACTGGCATTTTATCGGGGAAATTACCGGGAGGCGAAATCTGCATGAAAATCGAATACCAGGAAGGAGGATCTGAGTCCCGTCTGGTTATCACCAGCGGTTTCCTTTGGTGGAGAAAACATATCCATCTGGTTGATGAAATTCTGCTGCGTGTACCGGAGCTGCGGGCCGTGAGTGAGGGTTTTTTTATCGTGACAACGACTGTCAGTGGATTTACAGCGGATGTGCTACGGGCGGAAATGATTGTTGAAGGTATGGGGTACAAGGTGATGAACGCCGAAATGATACATAACAGTTGCGTGGAGGCTGACAAATAGCTGGCGTAACACAGAGCGTTGAGTACAATTGCTGCGGGTGCTTGAGGCTGTTTGCCTGGAGCATTCGTGAAAGGCAGACAGAGAAAAGCCCCAGTTAACATTCGGCGTCTTGCAGGACGCTTAACATTAAACTGAGGCCACATCTATGCTCTACACACGTAGATTAGCCTCTTACGGACCGAAAGGTCAAGGAGAAGCAGGCTATGAAGCAGCAAAAGGCGATGTTAATCGCCCTGATCGTCATCTGTATCACCGTTGTAATGGCGGTGCTGGTAACGAGGAAAGACCTCTGCGAGGTACGCATCCGAACCGGCCAGACGGAGGTCGCTGTCTTCACGGCTTACGAATCTGAGGAGTAAGAGACCCGGCGGGGAGAAATCCCCGCCACCTCTGATGTGTCAGGTATCCTCAATGCACCCACATTCAACCCGCTCCGGCGGGTTTTTTAATGTCCGGGAAATGAGCATGTCAAAAAACAACCAGTTATAAGATTATAAATAGAACACAGAGAAAATGTCATTGCATGTGGTCAAAAAGTAGCCATATTTATTAATTATATTAATTAATAGCCTCCTATATATTCATGATGAGAATGAAGATGCTTTAAAAATGCTCAAGTTCGTTATCTATGGAGACACCGTGAAAAATTTAAATAAAACATTCACTTGTAAATATGCTGTTATTCGCCGTGATGACATGACAGTAATTGCTGAAATGGATTTTTTTCCTGACTGCAACAGGTCATTGATGTATCGGGATGGCCGCTATGTCCGGTTTCTGCCGTTGTTGCAAAATGACATCATGGGGGGCGATACCCTGATTAATGAGCTAACTATCAGGGCTGGTTATCATGAATAATCATCCTTTGTTATACTCGTCTGCGGGCTGAACTCCCAATCTACTGCGCCACCGGAGAGAACGATGGCGCATTTACAACTGGTCAAGCAAACCTCATCAGGGCTTCTGCTCCCGGCGACGCCGGAGAGTGGGGATTTCCTGCGCTCAGTAAAAATCGGTGAGTGGATACACGCCGATTTTAAGCGTGTCCGCAACTACGCCTTTCATAAACGCTTTTTTAAACTCCTTCAGCTTGGTTTCGACTACTGGACGCCAACTGGCGGCACGGTCACATCGCGGGAACAGAAACTTATCTCCGGATTCGTTAATTTTCTTTGCGACTCCGCAGGCCAGGAATATACCCCGGCCCTTAACGAGGCGGCGGAACAGTACCTCCATAACGTAGCTACCCTGCGAACCGGGGACGTCGCCCTTCTTAAATCTTTCGATGCCTTCCGGGAATGGGTAACCGTTCAGGCCGGGTTTTATACCGAGCATTTTTATCCGGATGGCAGCCGCGGGCGCCGGGCGAAATCCATAGCGTTCGCCAGTATGGACGAAACCGAGTTTCAACAGGTCTATAAGGCTGTGCTGAACGTCCTGTGGAACTGGATTCTGTTTCGTAAATTTTCCTCTCCGGAAGAAGTTGAAAACGTGGCCGCGCATCTGCTGGAGTTCGCATGAAAATGACATGGTTTCAGCATCCGGCGTGTACCACTGAAGAGGCGGATGAGCTGGTGAAGCAGTATCGGCGCAGGGGCGTAAAGACGGAACGTAGCCTGAATTATGACTGTATTAACTGGACAGTAAGCGCCCTGTTACCGGAGTTTGATCATGTGCCAGAACGGAGACGTAAATGCTCTTATCTGAAATGAATATTTACCGCAGTAAAAAATGGCTTGCTTCCGTCGGGCAGATTGAACAGTGCGTGTTGTGCGGGCGGTGGGGAGCGCAGGTCGCACACATGAATGAGGGCAAAGGCATGGGAATGAAAACGGATGACTGCGCTACGGCGGCTATTTGTCAGGAATGCCATCATGAAATCGATAACGGCAGTCACCTGAGCAGAGAAGAGCGCCGGTGTCTGATGAACAGGGCGATCGTACTGACAGTGATTAAACTGGTCCGTTGTGGGCTGATAACTCCGGCAACTATTAAGGGGTAAGGGGCGAGAATGCGGGATATTCATAAGGTTCTTGAATTATGGGGGGCATGGGTAGCCAATAATCATGAAGATGTGGTCTGGTCACATATCGCCGCAGGCTTTAAGGGGCTTATTCCGTCGAAAGTTAAATTCCGTCCGCAATGCTGTGATGATGATGCGATGATCATTTGTGGATGCATGGCCCGCCTGAATAAAAATAACAGCGACCTGCATGATTTGCTGATGGACTATTATGTGATGGGAATGACGTTCATGATGCTGGCCCGAAAGCATGGATGCTCTGATTGCCGGATAGGTCGACTGCTTCAGAAAGCCGAAGGGATAATTGATGGTATGCTGATGATGCTTGATATCAGGCTGGAAATGGAATAAATCCGAAACTGTGATGCCCGGGGCAGACCGGAAGTGCGGATATCACTTCCGGGCGTCTGACTACTGAAAAAACAGTATGTACAGAATGTCTACAGGTCAGGATGAAGTATTTCTATCCTTCCTCTGGAGAAGACGGCTCCTCCTTAACCTGCGCTGAACGTAGCTCTTCACCTGACTCAAAATGCCGGTAGTCTGGTCCGTAATCAAACCACAGTTCTTCCCCGGCGCTGATGTCGCGTGTGGTGACGTAAAAGTTGATATTCTTCCCGACAAGCACCGCGCTGACGTTCTGTCTTGCTTCTGTCTCCGCTGTCCGGTGGGTAAATGCCGGACTGTTAATCAGGCTGAGGATATTTCCTTCCGGCCAGGCGGACACCAGGCGTTCCTGGCTTCGCGTGGCAAAATAATAATTACCGGCTTCCTTCCCATATTCTTTTTCGTATTTACACCGTACCTTTTCACTGTCCAGCAGGCGGCCGGAGTAGGGGCCCAGTACGGTAAACGCCGCCAGAACGGTTCGTGCGTAGACTGTACGCCCCCTGTAACCGTCGCTGTCATCAAGGGGGATAGCGACGGACATCATTTCATTCATCCGCGCATCATGCCTTCCTTCATTTTGCAGAAACCAGCGAATCTCCTGATTAATCCTAGCTTTGATCTGCCGGGATAACAGGTTAAAAAGAGGACCCCAGCGTGTGACCTGCAGGGTTTCAATCCTGCCTTCCGCCTGGGCCATAACCGATATTGTCGGGTCACGCCAGTGTTGCAGAATGGGCAGTTTATTGTTTATCTGGTGTGTTCGCCAGGTAACGTCATCTTCCTCTTCCTTAATCTGTTTTGCCTGCGGGGCGGAGGTATCCTCTTTAGTCGAGGGAAGCGACCGTTTTTCCCCGCTGCGCTCCGGGGGGGTACTCATGCTGACGGCTATCTTATCGCCTGTGGTTGTTGCTGCGGATGTTGATGCCTGTGGGCTGTCACTCGTGACGGTTGAGGACGGCGACGGACATGATGTGCCTCTGAATGGCATCTCAATGTCGGTCGGTGCCAGATACTTTCTTGCGCTTCTGTAAGATATCCCCTGAGCCTGCGCCCATGTGGCCCATCCACCTGATGTCCGGCGTTCCTCCTGTGACATGTTCAACCATGCCAGAAGTTGCGCCTCTGTTATGGGGGAGCCCCTCTCCCCGGGAGGTTGCAGTCGTACCAGTCCCCGGGGCTTCAGTCCTGTGTTTGTCAGATAGGCACTTGCACTACTAATGTCTATGCCCTGTGCCTGTGCCCACGTCATCCAGCCGCCAGCTATGTGTTTCTCCTTCTGCGGCAGGTCCCGCCACGTCCGAATCTGCTGATTTGTAATAGGGGTACCTCTTTCTCCTGGTTGTTTCAGGCGATTTGTACCAAAGGGGGTCAGCCCGGTGCTTGTCAGAAATTTTCCGGCACTTGCGATGGATATTCCCTGCGCTTGTACCCACTTTATCCAGCCGCCTGCCTCGCGTTTCACTTCCTGTGGCAGGTCCCTCCATGTCTGAATCTGTGCATTTGTGATGGAGGAACCCTTCTCTCCTGGCGGCTGCAGCCGTTCCACTCCGAGGGAGGTCAGCCCTGCATTTGTCAGATATTGTTTAGTACAACTGATGGATATCCCCTGAGGCTGCGCCCATGTTTTCCAGCCGCCGGCCTCTCGTTTCGCCTCCGGTGACAGGTCCCGCCATGCCTGAATCTGAGTATTTGTAATGCGGCTTCCTTTTCGGCTTGCTCCGGTGCTCTCTTCTGCGGTGGTCGCTGCCGGGTTACCAGCGCTAAGCGGCAATACTGTGCAGTCAGCCGTCTCTTCCTGAGATTGTGTCATATGCCATTCCTGGTCGCTCAGGTGAAGTGTGACGGGGGGGGAAGTCGCTGTTTTTACCGGAGGCAATCATGCAGATGGTTTCACCGGTACCGAGTATTCGCTCTGTGGTGAAATTATCCTGGCGTCCCGGAGAGGCCAGTGCTTTCAGTTTTAAAAAGTTCTTCAACCTGTCGGAGGGAGTCATGGCTTCATCCGGCTGATAAAAAACGCGAAAGCACTGTGCGGCCTCATCCTGAACGGGCAGGGAGAACCAGTCTCTGATACTGTTCCACCTCTCGCTGACGTCGGGGGATGGTGCGCTGCTGCCTGTCGGTGGGCGAAAGTGGATAACAGCTCCGATACCCCGCATAGTACCTCCTGCTGATACATATCAGGTTTTAAGGTTAACAAAGGGACGATACTATCGCTCATTATTCTTTTCTTTTAAATTAAGACCATTAGGACTAACGTACCCCGACTCAGCCGGGTACCCAAAAAAGAAGGCACCAGGTCACGGTTTGAGGTTTTGTAGTTGCTATATCATTTAAAAATATTTTTATCCGTAATAAATAGTCAAATATTTACAATCGTAAAAAATTAAATATGCTGTTAAGAGTGATTATTTCGTCATAGTGTTTAAACCAGAAGCTAAGCGGGATTGTTACTTCTTTTTCCGGGAAACTTTTACAGGATAATTATACTGTTCTTTCAAAGTGAGGGAGGACGTATGAAAGAAGGCTACTACTGGATTCAGCATGTAGGTGTTGTACAGGTGGCGTATTACACGAATGACACTGTAGATGACCTGGAGTCAGGGCAGGTTATCGTAGGTGTATGGCATCTGACAAGAGGCGATGATATCTGCCATAACGGTGAAGCAGAAGTACTGTCGGGGCCGTTACAACCACCAGCTTAGATATAGAACGCACTGGCAGCGCTTGGAAGACGGCTTGAAATATTAGCTGCGTAAATCATACCCCTGATTTTCTGTATACCACTGCCACGTAGCGGGGATTGGCTCCCGCACCCATCACAAGGCTGCGCTATTGCGCGGCCTTTTCTTTTTCCACTTACCCGACATCCGGGTAGTCCATTTCCCGGACAGGGGAAGTTATGACAATGGATAAACATACGACATGGCTGGCCTACATCTGGGCATTAATCAGCGGCATATGTGCCCAGTGGACGTTAAATGACTATGGCGCGCTGATAGGTATTGTTCTGGGTATTGGTACGTTTCTGGTTAATAAGCATTACAAAAAGAAATCAGAGCAGGCTCAGGCAAGGCAGGCTGCCGCTATGGAAGAGCGTAACAGGCTAATCGCCCGGATTCTGGAAAAAAACGACCATGACAGCACGTTAAAGATGCTGGCGGTATCTGAAATGCCGGAGGGCAGTAATGGCGCTCAGGACAAAAGTTAAATACGGTCTTTCCGCCGCCATGCTGGCGCTGATTGCCGCCGGTGCCAGCGCACCGCAACTACTCAACCAGTTTTTACAGGAGCGGGAAGGAAATACGCTGGTGGCCGTTCGTGATAACGGCGGCGTCTGGTCAGTATGCCGTGGCGTGACCCGTATCGATGGTAAACCCATTGTGAAAGGTCAGCGACTGACACAAAGCCAGTGCGACCATTACAACGCCATCGAGCGGGATAAAGCGCTGGCGTGGGTCAATAAAAATATCCATGTTCCACTGACCGGGCCGCAGAAAGTGGGGATCGCCAGTTTCTGCCCGTACAACATTGGGCCGGGTAAATGTCTGCCCTCCACGTTCTACAGAAAGCTGAACGCCGGAGACCGTAAAGGGGCATGTGCAGAAATTCGCCGTTGGGTATATGACGGCGGCAAAGATTGCCACAACCGGGAAAATCAGTGTTACGGCCAGGTGATACGACGCGACCAAGAATCGGCGCTGACGTGCTGGGGGATTGATCAATAAATGGTTGTCAGCGGAATAATTCACCAAAAAATGACATGGTGCCACAGGGGAGGATAACACAAAATCTCCCGATTTCTGATTTACGAAGGATATAAAAGCGAAAACCCCGAACGTTAGCGGCGATCGGGGTTTTCTGTTTCTGCACCTTGAATAAGGCAAGGGAGAACCTGTGATTAATATTAGCAAACTAATACGGGAGTTGCGACTAATGATTGAGCAATTACCAAACTGGAAATTTGTCCTGATCTGGCTGGTACTGTTTGTCGCCGCTATTGGCTATCTGATAGGACAAATCCGTTGGTGGTGACATGAATCGTATAACCACCGGCGTAATAGTCTCGTTGCTGATAGTGATCGCTGCGCTGGGCTGGACTACCAGTCACTATCACGGTAACGCCGTGAAGTACAAAGGCCAGCGTGATACTGCTACTCACAACCTGAAGCTGGCGAACGAGACTATCAGCGATATGAAAACGCGCCAGCGTGACGTTGCCGCCCTCGATGCAAAATACACGAAGGAATTAACTGATGCACAGACCAGGAATACTGATTTGCAGCGCCGCCTTGCTGCTGGTGGCCGGGTGCGCGTCGAAGGGCGATGTTCAGTGCCCACCCAGACCGAAACCGCCAGCACCAGCCGCGTGGGCAATGCTGCCACCGTCGAACTCTCTCCGGGTGCTGGACAAAACGTTCTCAATATCCGCGCCGGAATCATCAGCGACCAGGAAAAACTGAAGTATTTACAGGAATACATTCGGGCACAGTGCAGATAAAAAATCCCCGCAGGACGGTTACGGTTCCGGCCTGCAGGGTGTCATAAAGAGCACAAAATGTCTTATAAGGGGATATACGGACATATGTCGCATACCATGGTACTGAAGAAAAAGACCTCATGTATCAACGCAGCGTAACCAGACGCTAAAAACTGGTACACCTCATGAAATAACCCAGTGGCTGAAAAGCTTGGTGTTGGAGCGAATCCCCTGACCAGGCTGGCATTTATTTTATCTGAATATTGACGCTGTATTTTTTCGCTTTGTTTTTACGGGCTTCATTACGTGTCTGAAGTACTCTCAGTTCGTATTTTCCGGACGCCGGTAGCGTGTACTGGCCATTGTCATCCAGTTCAGATGAATATCTGGACAGGTCAACGGAATCGCTAATTCCTGGCCCGAACAGGTAGGTATCTGCGCCTTCATTCGAAATACTTACATGTACTTTCTGCCCCTTTCTGGCCTGGAAGTTATATGTATCGTAATCGTATCCCTTTATTACGCCGGAATAGCGGGCGCTATTTTGTCCTTTATCGAATTCGACATTAACGTTTTTACCAGTCGCAAAGCCAGCTGAGGTTAGCAGTGCAAAAAGAAAAACAGTTTTAGCGATACTCTTGAATTTCATATGTAAGACCCTCAGTCAGCGTTAAAATGATTAATTGTTATATTATAACAATAACTGTTCGGTTTTTTCCAGGGTCCTTTCCGGGAATTCTGTCTGTTACGGGGCGGCAGCGTCGCAGGATTTCACTCCTTATGAAAATTTTCAGGGAAAAGCCAGATCCGTTCTTCTTATCGTTTATTGACTGTTTTTAAAGGTTTTTTTAGAAAAAAGAAAGGATCTGCTGGATAACGTTTTTAGTTAAAAACGAAGATCGCAGATCCTTTCCTGTTTCCGGGAGACTTTTCCATGAACGTGAACAAAAAAAAACTGGCTGAAATTTTTGGTTGTGACGTCAGAACTGTCACAGCCTGGCAAAGCCAGGGGCTGCCACTTGTTTCCGGAGGAGGAAAAGGTAACGAAGCAGTGTTCGACACCGCGGCAGCGATTTCATGGTACGCGGAGCGTGATGCGTCTATTGAAAATGAAAAGCTGCGTAAAGAGGTTGATGATTTACGTGCCGCTGCGGAATCAGATCTTAATCCCGGCACCATCGACTATGAGCGCTACCGCCTGACAAAAGCCCAGGCGGATGCGCAGGAACTTAAAAATGCTGAGCGCGAAGGGCTGGTTCTTGAGACCGAACTGTTCACCTACATCCTGCAACGGGTGGCTCAGGAAATAGCAGGGATACTGTCAAGGATACCGCTGGTATTACAGCGCAAATATCCTGATCTGTGCCAGTCGCACATCGATGTGGTCAGAACGGAAATCGCCAGGGCGTCAGGCAGGGCCGCCACGATAGCGGATGTGGAGAAGTGGACCGATGATTTCCGGAGAGCGCAGGGCGAATAATGCCAACAGAGCCATAACTAACGGGCTGATAGCGCTTCATATTCCCGTACCGCTTACCACCGTGCAGTGGGCTGATGAGTATTACTATCTGCCAAAAGAGTCCTCCTACACCCCCGGCAAATGGGAAACGCTGCCGTTTCAGGTAGCGATAATGAACGCGATGGGGTATGAACTGATCCGCGTTGTAAACCTCATTAAGTCTGCCCGCGTGGGCTATACCAAAATGTTGCTGGGGGTAGAAGGCTATTTCATAGAGCACAAGTCGCGCAACAGCCTGCTGTTCCAGCCGACCGACTCATCCGCTGAGGATTTTATGAAATCCCACGTGGAGCCGACTATCAGGGATGTTCCTGTATTGCTGGAGCTGGCCCCCTGGTTCGGGCGTAAACATCGCGATAATACGCTCACCCTGAAACGCTTTTCTTCCGGTGTAGGGTTCTGGTGCCTCGGTGGTGCAGCAGCCAAAAACTACCGTGAAAAATCGGTGGATGTGGTCTGCTATGACGAATTGTCATCTTTTGAGCCGGATGTCGAGAAAGAAGGTTCGCCGACGCTGCTGGGGGATAAACGTATTGAAGGTTCTGTCTGGCCTAAATCCATTCGGGGCTCCACACCAAAAGTCAAAGGGTCATGCCAGATTGAAAAGGCGGCAAATGAATCGGCGCATTTTATGCGTTTTCATGTACCGTGTCCGCACTGTGGCGAAGAACAGTACCTTAAATTCGGTGATGGCAGTACGCCGTTCGGTCTGAAATGGGAGGAAAGCAAGCCGGAGACGGTGTATTACCTTTGTGAACATAATGGATGCGTGATCCGTCAATCGGAACTTGATCAGAAAGCAGGCCGCTGGATTTGCGATAACACAGGCATGTGGACACGCGATGGACTGGCTTATTTCAGCGCGTCCGGTGAGGAGGTTCCTCCGCCACGATCCATTACCTTTCATATCTGGACGGCTTACAGTCCCTTTACCACCTGGATACAGATTGTTTATGACTGGCTGGATGCGCTGAAAGATCCAAATGGTGTGAAAACCTTTATAAACACCACCCTGGGCGAGCCTTATGAAGAGGCGGTGGCCGAAAAACTCAGCCATGAGCTTTTGCTGGAAAAAGTGATTCATTATGCGGCGCCGGTTCCGGAGCGGGTGGTGTATCTGACCGCTGGTATCGACTCCCAGCGTAACCGTTATGAAATGTATGTCTGGGGCTGGGCGCCGGGCGAAGAGGCTTTCCTTATTGATAAGCAAATTATCATGGGACGGCATGATGATGAAGATACCCTGCAGCGTGTGGATGCCGTCATTAATAAAAAATATCGTCATGCTGACGGGACGGATATTTCCATTTCCCGTATCTGCTGGGATATCGGCGGTATCGATGCAGAAATCGTCTATAAACGCTCAAAAAAACACGGCATTTTCCGCGTGCTGCCTGTCAAAGGGGCCTCCGTTTACGGAAAACCCGTTATTACCATGCCTAAAAAACGCAACCAGAGCGGGGTATTCCTGTGCGAAATCGGTACTGATACTGCCAAAGAAATGCTTTACGCCAGAATGGGGGCGGTTACTGCGCCTGCCGACGAAGCCACGCCTTATGCGATCCGCTTTCCGGATAATCCGGATGTTTTTACGGAGGTGGAAGCGAAGCAACTGGTAGCCGAAGAGCTGGTGGAGAAACTGGTTAACGGAAAATTCCGGCTGTTATGGGATGCCAAAGGACGTCGTAACGAAGCGCTGGATTGTCTTGTCTATGCCAGTTCAGCGTTACGGGTGTCTGTGCAGCGCTGGCAACTGGATCTGGAGGCGCTGGCGACATCAAGGAAAAGCGAAGAGCAGGATACCCCGACACTTGAACAACTGGCCGCAATGCTGGCAGGAGGAGTTAATGGCAACAATCACTGAGCTACAGGAAGCCCGCGTCGCGCTGCATGACCTGATGACGGGAAAACGGGTGGCGACGGTTCAGAAAGACGGGCGACGGGTTGAATTTACCGCGACATCGGTGGGGGATCTGAAAAAATATGTCGCGGAACTTGAGGCGTCACTGTGCAATGGTCGCCGCCGGGCACCTGTGGGGGTGAGACTGTGAAGCGCACCCCGGTTCTGGTGGATGTTCACGGCACGCCGCTGCGGGAAAGTCTGGGATACACCGGCGGGGGGATCGGTTTCGGCGGACAGATGGCTGACTGGATGCCCCCGGCGGAAAGCGTGGATGCCGCGCTGCTGCCTTCGTTGCGCCTCGGCAATGCGCGGGCTGATGATCTGGTCCGTAATAATGGTATTGCAGCAAATGCGGTGGCGCTGCACAAGGATCATATTGTCGGACACCTGTTTCTTATCAGCTATCGTCCAAACTGGCGCTATCTTGGTATGCGTGAGAGCGCAGCGAAGAGTTTTGTGGATGAGGTTGAAGCTGCATGGACAGAGTATTGCGATGGTATTTTTGGCGAAATGGATGCCGAGGGGAAGCGGACTTTTACGGAATTCATCCGTGAAGGCGTGGGCGTTCACGCCTTTAATGGTGAAATTTTTCTCCAGCCTGTCTGGGACGCTGAAACCACGCAGGTTTTCCGTACCCGGTTCAAGGCTGTCAGTCCGAAACGGGTGGACACACCGGGGTATGCCCGCGGAAACCGCCAGCTTCGGGCAGGAGTGGAAACGGACCGGAATGGAAAAGCCCTCGCCTATCATGTCTGTGATGACGACTGGCCGGTGGCTGGTGGGGAGCGCTGGACCCGTATTCCTCGTTTTCTGCCGTCCGGACGACCCGCGATGTTACATATTTTCGAGCCGGTTGAGGACGGACAGACGCGCGGTGCCAATCAGTTTTACAGTGTGATGGAGCGGCTGAAGATGCTTGATACCCTGCAGGCAACGCAGCTTCAGTCCGCGATTGTCAAAGCCATGTATGCCGCCACGATAGAAAGCGAACTCGATTCCGAAAAAGCCTTTGAATACATCACGGCGGCAGATAACAAAGATACGCCTCTTGTTAACATGCTCGCAAATTATGCCCGCTATTACAGTACCAACAGTATCAAACTGGGCGGTGTAAAAATTCCCCACCTGTACCCGGGTGATGAGCTGAATCTGCAGACTGCGCAGGATTCCGATAATGGCTTTTCAGCGCTGGAGCAGGCGCTGCTCCGGTATATTGCCGCCGGGCTGGGGGTCTCTTATGAGCAGCTTTCGCGTGATTATTCTCAGGTCAGCTATTCCAGCGCCCGCGCATCTGCCAATGAGTCCTGGCGCTATTTCCTGGGGCGGCGCCGGTTCATTGCCGGACGGCTGGCGACACAAATGTTTTCCTGCTGGCTGGAGGAGGCGCTGATACGGGGAGTTATCCGGGCACCCCGGGCCAGGTTTTCCTTCTGGGAGGCCCGATCCAGCTGGAGCCGCTCGGAGTGGATTGGTGCCGGACGTATGGCGATTGACGGACTCAAGGAGGTTCAGGAAGCCGTGATGCGTATTGAGGCCGGGCTGAGTACCTATGAAAAAGAACTCGCCATTATGGGCGAGGATTACCAGGAGATATTCCGCCAGCAGGTCAGGGAATCCGAAGAACGGCGGGCAGCCGGACTTTCGCGTCCGGTATGGATCACCGATACCTATCAACAACAGATCGCGGCGAGCCGTCAGACGGAGGAGGAAAAGCGTGCAACGTAATCTCCCGCACATCATCAGCCAGGCAACCAGTGCTCCGTTGCTGCTTGAACCCGCCTATGCGCGGGTTTTCTTTTGCGCGTTGGGCAGGGAGTCAGGCATTAACAGCCTGCACATTCCCGGTAATAACGAAAGTCTGGATCAGTCGGATATGGCACTGGTCACAGGCAATTTTATGGCGACCGGAAAGCCGCAGGCACGTTTTTATCAGGTAGTGAACGGTATTGCGGTATTACCCGTGACCGGAACACTGGTTCATAAACTCGGCGGAATGCGTCCCTTTTCAGGGATGACCGGCTATGACGGTATCACTGCCCGGCTACAACAGGCGGTTTCAGATCCGGAGGTAAAAGGCATTCTGCTGGATATTGACAGTCCCGGCGGTCAGGCTGCCGGGGCGTTTGACTGTGCTGACATGATTTACCGGATGCGCGAACATAAACCTGTCTGGGCACTGGCAAATGAAACAGCCTGTTCGGCGGCCATGTTGCTGGCGGCAGCCTGTTCGCACCGTCTTGTGACCCAGACGTCCAGAATGGGATCAATTGGTGTGGTGATGGCGCATACCAGCTACGCCGAAAAACTGAAACAGGAAGGGATCGATATCACCCTTATCTATTCTAGCGCACACAAGGCTGATCTGACGCCCAGCCAGAAATTACCGGAAAGCGTCTATGCCGACTACCAGCAGCGAATGGACGAGGCCAGAAAGATGTTTGCAGAAAAAGTGGCCCGGTACACGGGGTTGTCTGTCGATGCGGTAATGGCGACGGAGGCGGCAGTGTATGACGGGCAGGCCATTATCACTACCGGACTGGCAGATGGAATGGTGAATGCTGCTGACGCCATCGGCGTGATGGCAGAAGCTATCAACAGTAACAAGACAGGAGGCACTATGCCTGAATTAAGTGCAGCTGACGCTGTCACGCAGGAAAATCAGCGCGTAATGGGAATTCTGGGTTGCCCGGAGGCCAGGGGGCATGAGGCACTGGCACAGATGCTGGCCGGGCAGCCGGGAATGAGCGTTGCTCAGGCGAAGTCTATTCTGGCTGCCGCCGCGCCGGCGGATACGACCAGCACCGCTGACCGTATCCTTGCCCTGGAAGAAGCTGGTGGTCGGGAAACACTCGCACAGACACTGGCGGCCATGCCGGAGATGACGGTGGAACAGGCCAGAACCATTCTGGCAGCATCGCCGATCGCTGCGGCAACGTCACTTCATGATGCCGTGATGGCGCTTGATGAGGCGAAAGGCCGTGAAGAGTTGGCGGAAAAACTGGCTGTCATGCCTGGTATGACCACAGATCAGGCCCGTGACCTGCTGGCTGCCGCGCCGGACAAATCCGGTAATGCGGGGCTGAACATGAACAACGCATTTGATGCTTTCATGCAGTCTCATTCCCCGTGCCCCATATCCGGCGGCAAAGGCCACAGTAATGATACCGAAACGACGTTGTTGATGAGTATTCCCGGTACTTCAGCCACCTGATAAGGAGACAGCATGTCATTTACCACCACTATTGAGAAACGTGCGGATAACCGCATTTTCGCCGGTAACGATCCGGCACATACCGCAACGGGAGTCAGCGGGATAACGGCGGCCACACCGATGCTGACGCCCCTGATGCTGGATGATACCACCGGGAAACTGGTGGCCTGGGACGGGCAGAAGGCCGGAACAGCGGTCGGGGTTCTGGCTCTTGCGCTGGACGGGTCGGAAAACCTGCTGACGTACTGGAAGAGCGGCACCTTTGCCACAGAATCACTGGCATGGCCGAAGAGTGTGGATGCCATTAAGCAGGCAAATGCATTCGCCGGAAGCGCCGTCAGTCACGCCGCTTTACCGTAATAAGAAGGCCGCGAAGCGGCCTTTATCGTATTTAACGTCCGGAGGACACCATTTATGGGATTGTTTACCACCCGCCAGTTGCTGGGTTATACCGAGCAGAAAGTTAAATTTAACCCACTCTTCCTGAGCCTGTTTTTTCGCCGTACTGTGACATTTCCTACCCAGGAAGTCATGCTGGACAAAATTACCGGAAAAACACCGATTGCCGCTTATGTATCTCCGGTGGTTGGAGGGAAGGTTCTGCGTAACCGCGGCGGGGAAACGCGCGTACTGCGTCCGGGGTATGTCAAACCGAAGCATGAAGTTAACTATGCGCAGGTTGTTGAGCGTCTGCCGGGTGAAGACCCGGCCAGGCTTAACGATCCGGCCTACCGTCGTCTGCGCATTCTGACCGATAACCTGAAGCAGGAAGAGAAGGCCATCGTCCAGGTGGAGGAGATGCAGGCCGTCAGTGCGGTGCTGAACGGGAAATACACCATGCAGGGCGAGCAGTTTGACACCGTGGAGGTGGATTTTGGTCGCTCCGCCGGAAATAACATTATTCAGGCCACAGGTAAAAAATGGTCAGAGCAGGACAGAGAAACCTTTGACCCGACTTATGATCTGGATATGTACTGCGACCAGGCATCCGGTCTGATCAATATTGCCGTCATGGACGGGAAAGTCTGGCGTCTGCTGAACGGCTTTAAGTTGTTCCGTGAAAAACTGGATACACGCCGCGGTTCAAATTCTCAGCTGGAAACGGCGGTGAAGGACCTTGGGGCTGTGGTGTCGTTCAAGGGGTATTACGGAGATTTGGCCATTGTGGTGGCTAAAACATCCTATGTTGCTGATAACGGGACCGAAAAGCGTTACCTGCCTGAAGGGACTCTGGTTCTGGGAAATACGGCGGCAGAAGGTATCCGCTGCTATGGTGCCATTCAGGATTCACAGGCGCTCGCGGAGGGTATTGTTGCCGCCACCCGTTATCCCAAACACTGGCTGACGGTGGGGGACCCGGCGAATGAATATACCATGACGCAGTCTGCGCCGCTGATGGTCCTGCCGGACCCGGATGAGTTTGTCATTGTCACCGTCGGTTAAGCATCCCAAAAGGCCTGATTCAGGCCCTTATTGTTACAAATTGCGGGAGGATCTTTTATGGCAACAAAAGAAGAGAATATACAGCGTCTGCGGGAGCTTGCGACGCGGCTTGGACGTGATCCGGATGTGTCCGGGAGCGCCGCTGAACTCAGCCAGCGTGTCATGGAATGGGAAGAAGAAGCGGAGGCGGAGCATTTGCCTGTTGTGGAAAATGACAGTGATGAACCCATAGTGCCGTCCGGGATCGGGCAAAGATCCGAACGGGTACTTATCAGGGCGCTTCGTACACTACACATCTGCGCCATCGATCCGGACAGTAACCGGGAACTGGATATAGTTATGGCAGGGAACCCGGCGCGTATTTCGCAACACGATGTGGACGAGCTGATTGCTGCAGGACTTATTATTGAACTGTAAGGGTGGCGATATGTCGCAGTCCGAAAACCTGTTTGATACCGCGATTTCTCAGGCTGATGATGCCATCCTCCGGATGATGGGAACGGTAGCAACAATAACGTCCGGCGTTCTGGCAGGGGCCACGCTTACGGGCGTATTTGACGATCCTGAAAGTGTGTCGTATGCCGCCGGAGGTGTCCGGATTGAGGGGGACAAGCCCACATTTTTTGTCAAAACATCCCTGACAGTCCATCTGAAGCGCCCGGACACACTAACCATTCTTGGTGACACCTTCTGGGTGGATCGCATCACTCCGGCTGGTGGAGACAGCAGTATTATTCTGCTGGGCAGGGGGACGCCGCCGACGGATAACCGGCGCAGGACGGGAGGAATGTATGAAAGGGCTTGAAAATGCGATCCGGAATCTGAACAGCCTTGACCGACAGATGGTTCCCCGGGCCAGTATCTGGGCTTTGAATCGCGTGGCGCAGAAAGCTGTTTCAGTGGCAACCCGTAAGGTGGCGCGGGAGACTGTCGCCGGAGATAACCAGGTAAGAGGGCTTCCGCTGAAGCTGGTTCGCCAGAGGGTGAGGTTATTTAAAGCCGGTACAGACGGTAAACGCTCTGCCCGGATACGGATTAACCGGGGAAACCTTCCCGCCATAAAGTTGGGCGCTGCACAGGTCAGGATGAGCAAACGGAGGGGCAAACTGCTGTATCGTGGAAGTGTGCTGAAAATCGGGCCATATCTGTTCCGGGATGCCTTTATTCAGCAACTGGCTAACGGACGCTGGCATGTTATGCGACGCGTTAACGGGAAAAACCGTTATCCAATCGATGTAGTAAAAATTCCTCTTTCCGGACCATTGACTCAGGCATTCGAAAGCGCCACACAAAGCTTGATTGACGAGGAAATGCCGAAGCAACTGGGGTATGCCCTGAAACAACAACTGAGGCTTTATCTTTCACGATGAGCAAACACACATTAATCCGCCGGGCCGTTCTGGAAAAGCTGGAATCCGTGGCTGGCGCACCTGTCACTCTTTTTGATGGACTTCCTGCTTTCGTAGAACAGGAAGATTTACCCGCAATAGCTGTCTGGCTGACAGACGCACAGTATACAGGCCTTATGACCGATGAGGATGACTGGCAGGCTACTCTCCATACGGCAGTTTTTCTGAGGGCTCAGGCTCCTGATACAGAGCTTGATATCTGGATGGAAGAAAAAATCTTTCCTGCGCTGGAAGAGGTTAGTGGTCTGGAGCGCCTTATCGATACCATGACCCCGCTGGGTTATGACTACCAGCGGGACAGCGAAATGGCAACGTGGGGGATGGCGGAAATCACGTACCGGATCACCTATACTCACTGAGGAACCTGATATGAAAGTAGCCAATCCACTGGCAAAAACCAAAGGCGCCGGAACCACGTTCTGGCTGTATACCGGCAGCGGCGATGCGTTTAAAAATCCACTGGCTGACGATGACTGGCTGCGACTGGCAGGTATTAAGGATCTGCAGCCCGGAGAAATGAGTGCAGATGCGGAAGACGATGACTATCTTGATGATGAAAATGCCGACTGGAAAAGCACTACGCAGGGGCAGAAAAGCGTCGGTGACACCACGGCCACGCTGGCCTGGAAACCCGGTGAGACCGGACAGAAAAAACTGGTTGAGCTGTTTGACACCGGCGAAGTTCGCGCCTTCCGTATCAGGTATCCTAACGGGACGGTTGATGTGTTCCGCGGCTGGCTGAGTTCACTGGGTAAAACCGTGACGTCCAAAGAGGTGATGACACGCAGCGTAAAAATCACCGGCGTCGGGCGTCCTTCTCTTGCGGAGGAGGATACACCTGACGTAGTCAGCGTATCCGGCGTGACCGTTGCGCCGGCCAGTGCCACGGTGGCTGTCGGAGCCACCACCACGCTGACATTTACGGTAAAACCTGATAACGCGTCAGATAAAACGCTGCAGGTTGCGACCGCCGATCCGCTGATCGCCACCGTCACGCTGAAGGATAATGTGGCCACGGTTAAAGGCGTGAAGGCGGGCAGCGTGAATATTGTTGGCATCAGCAGTGACGGCAGTCTTGTCGCGGTGGCAGCAGTGACAGTGACGGCGTCATAACCCTCTCTTATCAGTCCGCCCCGGTTCCGGGGCTTCTATGGAAAATCATCATGTTTCTGAATACAGACACCTTTAACTACGGTGGGCATTCCATCGTGCTCAGTGAGCTTTCTGCCCTGCAACGTGTGGATTATCTGAAGTTTATTCAGCAGCGGACGGCAGACTATGACGCACAGCCTGAAACCCTGACGGAAGCAGAGCGTCAGACAGAATTTATGCAGATGGGGGTGGATATTAATGCATGGCTGGTATCCCGCTCCCTGTGTGAAAGCAAAAAAGAGGAGGAGGCCCGCGCCCTGTATGAGTCCGTCAGACTGGAATGGTCTTATGAGGCGCTGGGACGTGGCGCTGATATGGTTCTGTCCCTGAGTGGTATGCGTCTTCCGGCATCGCAGGAAGACGACAGCGGGAGTGAAAAGGACACGACCACGCCGGAAAAGTCCTGAACCGGGAGCTGGCGTTTGTGATGCGGCTCGCACGTGAGTTCCGGCGACCAGACTGGCGGCGGATGCTGGCGGAAATGAGTGCGACAGAGCTGGGTGAGTGGGCGGAGCATTTCGGGAAGAACAGCTTCAGTGACATGTTGCTGGATGCGGAGTTTGCAACGCTGAAATCGCTGATTTCCGGACTGGTTACAGGCACGCATCACGATGCAGAAATATTCAGCCTGATCACTGATCCTGAGTCGTTGCACGAAAAAACGGATGATGAGCTGATGATCCTGGGCGAAGGTATTACCGGAGGTGTCCGCTATGGACCAGATAGCGAACCTGGTCATTGATTTAAGTATCGACAGCGCAGAGTTCCGAAACGAAGTTCCGCGCATTAAAAAATTGCTGAACGATGCGGCTGGTGACTCAGAACGTTCAGCGGCCCGGATGCAGCGTTTTCTGGATAAGCAGACGGAGGCGACGCGCCGGACGTCCGCCAGTCTGGAGCAGGTGACTGCCAGCAGTACCGCGTACAGTTCCTCTGTGGAGAAAAGCGCAGCGGCCAGCGCGCGTCTGGCGGCGGATGTGGATCAGACGCGACAGCGGGTGGAGGCACTGGGAAGGAAACTGCGTGAGGCACAGGCGCAGTCAGCGGCTGTGGCGGCAGTACAGGACAGGACAAGTGCTGCTTTTTACCGCCAGATTGACAGTGTAAAACAGTTAAGCGGTGGTCTGCAGGAGCTGCAGCGTATCCAGGCGCAGGTACGACAGGCGAAAGGACGCGGAGATATCTCACAGGGCGATTATCTGGCGCTGGTGTCTGAAACCGCCAGGAAGACCCGTGAGCTTACCGATGCCGAAGCGCTGGCCACGCAGAAAAAAGCACAGTTTATACGCCGCCTGAAAGAGCAGACGACGGTACAGGGCCTCTCCCGTACTGAGCTGCTGCGGGTGAAGGCGGCTGAACTGGGTGTCAGCAGCGCCGCAGATATTTATATCCGTAAACTGGAGCGTACCGGAACTGCCACCCATACGCTAGGACTGAAAAGCGCTGCTGCCCGTCGTGAACTGGGCGTGCTGGCTGGTGAGCTGGCCCGTGGGAATTTCGGGGCACTGCGGGGAAGTGGTATCACGCTCGCTAACCGCGCCGGGTGGATCGAGCAACTGATGTCTCCGAAGGGCATGATGCTCGGCGGGCTGGCTGGCGGCGTGGCTGCGGCGGTTTACGGACTGGGTAAGGCGTACTATGAGGGGGCGAAAGAAAGTGAGGAGTTCAATAAACAGCTTATTCTGACCGGAAGTTACGCCGGAAAAACCACAGGCAAGCTTAATGAAATGGCGAAGTCGCTCGCCGGAAATGGCGTCACGCAGCACGACGCGGCAGGAGTACTGACCCAGGTGGTCGGTAGCGGAGCGTTTACCGGGCAGGCAGTGGCAATGGTATCCCGTACCGCGACCAGAATGCAGGAAAACGTTGGACAATCAGTGGATGAAACCATCCGCCAGTTTAAACGCCTGCGGGATGATCCGGTGAATGCGGCGAAAGAACTGGACAGGACACTGCATTTTCTGACCGCCACCCAGCTTGAACAAATCAGGGTACTGGGCGAGCAGGGAAGAGTGGCTGATGCCGCGCAAATTGCCATGTCCGCGTATTCGGAAGAAATGAATAAGCGGATGGGGGACGTACACGACAATCTGGGCTGGATTGAAAGAGCATGGAATGCTGTCGGTGATGCGGCGAAGTGGGCATGGGATCGGATGCTGGATATCGGGCGGGAAGACACGCTCGATGAAAAGATCGCGACACTGCAGGAAAAAATCGCGCGCGGCAGAAAAACGCCCTGGACGGTGTCTTCCTCCCAGACTGAATACGATCAGCAGCAGCTGAACGAACTTCAGGAACAGAAACGCCAGAAGGACCTGCTGGATGCGAAGGCGCAGGCAGAGCGTAATTATCAGGAAACGCAGAAACGTCGGAACGAGCAGAATGCCGCGCTGAACCGGGATAATGAAACTGAATCCCTGCGGCACCAACGGGAGGTGGCGCGCATTACCGCCATGCAGTATGCCGATGCTGCTGTACGCAATGCCGCACTGGAGCGCGAAAATGAACGTCATAAAAAGGCGTTGTCACAACAGGCGAAAAAGCCAAAGACTTACCACAACGACGAGGCCAGGCGACTGCTTTTGCAGTACAGCCAGCAACAGGCGCAGACTGAAGGGCAGCTTGCCGCCGCGAAGCTTTCCACGACCGAAAAAATGACGGAAGCGCATAAGCAGCTTTTGTCATTTCAGCAGCGCATCGCTGATTTGTCCGGTAAAAAACTGACGGCGGATGAACAAAGCGTACTGGCACATAAGGATGAAATTGCGCTTGCGCTACAGAAGCTGGATATCTCACAACAGGATTTGCAACACCAGAATGCCCTTAATGAACTGAAGAAAAAGACGCTCACATTAACCAGCCAGCTCGCTGACGAAGAATCCCGCGTCAGGCAACAGCACGCAATGGCGCTGGCCACAATGGGTATGGGCGATCAGCAACGTGGCCGGTACGAAGAGCGTCTGAAAATTCAGCAGCACTACCAGGAACAACTGGAGCAGCTTAAACGCGACAGCAAGGCAAAAGGGACATACGGTTCTGACGAATATCGTCAGGCGGAGCAGGCGCTGAAGGGCAGTCTCGATCGCCGGCTGGCTGAGTGGGCGGATTACAATGCGAAAGTTGACGCTGCGCAGGGAGACTGGACTCTGGGGGCGTCGCGGGCGCTGGATAACTTTCTGGCGCAGGGCGGCAATGTGGCAGGCATGACGGAGAACGTTTTCACAAACGCATTTAACGGCATGGCGGACAGTATCGCGAATTTTGCCGTGACCGGAAAGGGCAGTTTCCGGAGCCTGACGGTCTCCATCCTGGCTGACCTTGCAAAAATGGAGGCACGTATTGCGGCTTCTAAACTGTTGGGTTCAGTGCTGGCAATGTTCGGCTTTGGCACATCGGCAGGCGGCAGTACACCATCAGGGGCATACAGTTCTGCGGCGCTGTCGGTTATTCCGAATGCGGACGGCGGCGTGTACCGTTCGGCAGGACTCAGCCAGTACAGCGGCAGCATTGTTAATCGCCCGACATTTTTTGCTTTTGCCAAAGGTGCCGGGGTGATGGGCGAGGCAGGGCCAGAGGCAATATTACCACTTCGTCGTGGTGCTGACGGTAAGCTGGGTGTCGTGGCAGCCGGTTCAGGAGGGATGGCGATGTTTGCGCCTGAGTACAACATTGAAATCCACAACGACGCCGGCAACGGACAGATTGGTCCGCAGGCATTACAGGCCGTATATAACATTGGAAAAAAAGCCGCCATTGATTTCTGGCAACAGCAGTCGCGTGATGGGGGTATTGCTGGAGGAGGGCGATAACAATGGAAACATTTAACTGGAAGATCCGCCCTGATATGACAGTGGAATCAGAACCAAAAGTCACCTCCATAAAACTGGGTGACGGGTATGAACAACGGCGTCCAGCCGGGCTGAACAACCATCTGGCGAAGTATAACGTAACGGTCCGGATTCGTAAGGGAGAACATCAGAACCTTGAGGCATTTTTATCCCGCCACGGTGGAGTGAAATCCTTTCTCTGGACACCGCCTTATACCTGGACACAAATTCGGGTGATTTGCCGCAAATGGTCGATTAGCGTTGGCTCTCTTTGGGTGACTGTGACCACGACTTTTGAACAGGTTGTTATCTGAGGAGGAGTGATGCAGGACATTTCGCAGGATACGCTGAACGAAGCCGCTAAACTGGCGCAGTCCGCCAGGATCACTTTGTGGGAAATCGATCTGACGCAGTCTGGCGGTGATCGTTATTTTTTTTGTAACGAGGCGAATGAAAAGGGGGAGGCGGTTACCTGGCAGGGACGGAAATATGATGTTTATCCTGTAGAGGGTAGCGGATTTGAAATGAACGGCAAAGGCGCAGCTGCGCGCCCGTCACTGAAGGTATCCAATCTTTACGGTATGGTGACCGGAATGGTGGAGGATTTGCATAGCCTGGTTGGGGCGACGGTCATCCGCAGGATAGTGTATGCCCGGTTTCTCGATGCCGTGAATTTTCAAAACGGCAACCAGGAGGCTGACCCGGAGCAGGAATCCGTAAGCCGATGGGTGATCGAGCAGTGCAGTGATCTGACGGCGGTAAGTGCGACATTTGTCCTGGCAACACCGACTGAAACGGACGGATGTGTCTTCCCCGGGCGAATTATGCTGGCCAATACCTGTACATGGATATACCGCTCTGACGAATGCGGCTATACGGGACCAGCTGTCGCAGATGAATTTGATAACCCTACCGCCGATCCGGCAAAAGATGCCTGCAGCCGCTGCGCCCGGGGATGCGCCCTGCGTAACAATACCGGAAACTTTGGCGGTTTCCTCTCCATTAATAAACTTTCACAGTAAATCTTCATGAAAGAACAGGATATTCTGGCGCACGCCCGACGGTGTGCGCCTGCGGAGTCGTGTGGCTTCGTGGTGAGAACACAGGCGGGAGAACGGTATCTCCCCTGTGTGAATATTTCTGCCGCGCCGGAGGATTATTTCCGTATGGCGCCGGAGGACTGGCTGAGGGCTGAAACGCAGGGGGATATTGTGGCGCTGGTTCACAGCCATCCTGGCGGCCAGCCGTATCTGAGCGATGTGGACCGCAGGCTGCAGGTTCAAAGCGACCTGCCGTGGTGGCTGGTATGCGCCGGCCAGGTACATAAATTCCGCTGTGTGCCACACCTGACCGGACGACAGTTTAAACATGGGGTTTTTGACTGTTACACGCTGTTCCGTGATGCCTATCATCTGGCGGGGATTGATATGCCGGATTTTCACCGGGACGACGACTGGTGGCGGCATGGTGACAATCTCTATCTGGATAATCTGGAGACGACGGGGTTTTACCGTGTCAGCGCAGCCAGTGCGCAGCCCGGCGACGTGCTGATTTGCTGCTTTGGCTCCTCCGTTCCGAACCACGCAGCGATTTACTGCGGCGACGGAGAGCTGCTGCACCATATTCCTGAACAACTGAGTAAACGTGAGAGGTATACCGACAAATGGCAACGACGCACGCACTCCATCTGGCGACACCGGGCATGGCGCGAATTTGCCTTTACGGGGATCTGCAACGATTTTGCCGCCGCGTCAGCCTGCAGGTAGCCAGTGGTGCTGAAGCTGTCCGGGCACTGGCGGTACAGTTGCCCGGTCTCCGGCAGAAACTGAACGACGGCTGGTATCAGGTACGCATAGCCGGAGACGATGTTACGGCTGATACCCTGACAACCAGCCTGCATGACCCGCTGCCGCCTGGCGCGGTGATTCATATTGTGCCGCGTCTGGCCGGGGCCAAATCTGGCGGGGTGTTTCAGGCGGTGCTTGGTGCGGCGCTGATTGCCGTTGCCTGGTGGAACCCGGCAGGCTGGCTGGGAGCGGCGGCGGTATCCGGCATGTATATGACCGGGGCGTCGATGATTCTGGGCGGTGTGGCGCAGATGCTGGCACCAAAACCCAAAATGTCCGAAATGAGGCAGACCGATAACGGCAGGCAGAACACGTATTTCTCGTCGCTGGATAATATGGTTGCCAACGGTAACACGTTGCCGGTGCTGTACGGCGAGATGCAGGTGGGGTCACGCGTGATTTCCCAGGAAATCAGTACCGCCGATGAAGGTGATGGCGGTCAGGTTGTGGTGATTGGCCGCTGATAACAGAACAGATTCAGACAGAACCGCCTCCGGGCGGTTTTGTCGTTTTACGGGGTTAATAAATGGGAAAGGGCGGCGGAAAAGGGCACACGCCACGCGAGGCACCGGATAACCTGAAATCCACGCAGCTGCTGAGCGTCATCGATGCCATCAGCGAGGGACCGATAGAAGGCCCGGTGAACGGTCTGCACAGTGTTCTGGTAAACCAGACGCCGGTGGTGGACCGCGACGGTAACACGAATATCCACGGCGTGAAGGTGGTATACCGCGTCGGTGAGCAGGAACAGACCCCGCTGGAGGGATTTGAATCGTCCGGCGCCGAGACGGTGCTTGGTGTACAGGTCAAATACGACAATCCGGTGACCAGAACCATCACGGCTGCAAATATTGACCGCCTGCGTTTTACGTTCGGCGTGCAGTCACTGGTGGAGGCCAACAGCAAGGGCGACCGCAATCCGACATCCGTCAGGCTGCAAATCCATCTTGAGCGCTATGGTCAGTGGGTGGTGGAAAAAGAGATTACGATTACCGGGAAAACCACCACGCAGTATCTGGCCTCGGTGATAGTGGATAATCTCCCTCCCCGGCCATTTGGTATCCGGATGGTACGTGTGACGGCAGACAGTACCACTGACCAGTTACAGAACAACACGGTCTGGTCGTCGTATACCGAGATTATTGATGTCCGGCAGCGCTATCCCAACACCGCCGTAATTGGCCTGCAGGTGGAGTCTGAGCAGTTCGGCAGCCAGCAGGTGACGCGAAATTACCATTTTTTCGGGCGGATTATTCATGTGCCGTCGAATTACGATCCGGTAGCGCGAACCTACAACGGCATCTGGGACGGCACGTTCAAGCCTGCATACAGCAATAATCCGGCGTGGTGTCTCTGGGATGTGCTGACACATCCCCGTTATGGCATGGGACAGCGAATCGGCGCGGCGGACGTGGACAGGTGGGCGCTGTATGCAATAGGCCAGTACTGCGACCAGATGGTCCCTGACGGATTCGGCGGGACAGAGCCGCGTATGACCTTTAATGCGTATCTGGCACAGCAGCGTAAGGCGTGGGATGTGCTGACCGACTTCTGCTCCGCCATGCGTTGTATGCCGGTGTGGAACGGGCAGAGGCTGACCTTCGTGCAGGACAGGCCCTCGGATACAGTCTGGACCTATACCCGCAGCAATGTGGTAATGCCGGATGAGGGTACACCGTTCCGTTACAGCTTCAGTGCGCGGAAGGACCGCAATAATGCGGTAGAGGTGAACTGGATCGACTCTGATAATGGCTGGCAGACATCCACGGAACTGGTGGAAGACACGGTCGCCATCAGTCACTACGGACGCAATCTGGTAAAAATGGATGCGTTTGGCTGTACCAGTCGCGGGCAGGCGCACCGCGCCGGGCTGTGGCTGATAAAAACGGAGCTGCTGGAAACCCAGACGGTAGATTTTAGTGTGGGGGCGGAGGGGCTGCGCCACGTTCCCGGTGATGTGATTGAGGTTTGCGACGAGGATTATGCCGGGGTCAGCCTGGGCGGGCGGATTCTGTCCGTTGACCGCGCCCGTCGTATTCTGACCCTTGACCGGGAGATTACCCTGCCGTCGTCCGGCACCACGCTGATAAGCCTGGTGGATGGCGAAGGTTTGCCGGTCAGCGTGGACGTGCAGTCTGTTACCGACGGTGTGCAGGTTCAGGTCAGCCGGATACCGGACGGCGTGGCGGAATACAGCGTCTGGGGGCTGAAATTGCCGACGCTGCGCCAGCGTCTCTTCCGGTGCGTGGCTGTCCGGGAAAACGACAACGGAACGTATGCCATCACCGCCGTACAGCATGTGCCGGAAAAAGAATCGATTGTGGACAACGGGGCATCGTTCGACCCGCAGTCCGGAACGATTCACGGCACCGTCCCCCCGGCGATACAGCATCTGACCACGGAAATTCTGGCGGAGGAGGGACAGTATCAGGTACTGGCGCGCTGGGACACACCGCGAGTCGTTAAGGGCGTCTCTTTTTCGCTGCGTCTGAATGTGGCGGCGGAAGACGGCAGTGACCGGCTGGTCAGCAGCGCAGGAACGCCGGATACGCAGTACCGGTTCCGGGGGCTGACGCCGGGGCGCTACACCCTGTCCGTCAGGGCGGTGAACAGCCAGGGACAACAGGGAGACCCGGCCAGCACACAGTTCAGCATCTCCGCGCCGGCGGCACCATCATTTATCGAACTCACCCCTGGCTATTTCCAGATTACAGCCACACCGCGTCAGGCAGTATACGACCCGACGGTGCAGTATGAGTTCTGGTTTTCAGACGCGCAGATTACGGATATCCATCAGGTGGAAAACGCCGCACGATATCTGGGAACGGCGCTGTACTGGATAGCGGCCAGCGTGAATATCAGGCCCGGCAGGGATTACTATTTTTATATCCGGGCGGTAAATCAGGTCGGTAAATCCGCATTCGTGGAGGCGACCGGGCAGGCCAGCAACGATGCCGCAGGCTATCTGGATTTTTTCAAAGGGCAGATAACTGAAAGTCACCTGGGTAAGGAGCTGCTGGAAAAAGTAGAACTGACGGAGGATAACGCCAGCAAACTGCAGCAGTTTTCGAAGGAGTGGCAGGACGCTAACGATAAATGGAACGCCATGTGGGGCGTCAAAATAGAGCAGACCAAAGACGGCAAATATTATGTGGCCGGACTTGGACTGAGCATGGAAGACACGCCTGACGGGAAGATAAGCCAGTTCCTGGTGGCGGCGGATCGCATTGCTTATATTAACCCGGCAAACGGAAACGAGACGCCCGGATTTGTCATGCAGGGTGACCAGATAATCATGAACGAGGCGTTCCTGAAATACCTGAGCGCGCCGACCATCACCAGTGGCGGGAATCCTCCGGCATTTTCCCTGACACCGGACGGAAAGCTGACTGCGAAAAATGCGGATATCAGCGGCCATATCAACGCCGTATCTGGCTCGTTTACGGGAGAAATTAATGCCACCTCCGGTAAGTTTTCTGGTGTGATTGAAGCGAGAGAGTTTGTCGGTGATATCTGCGGCTCAAAAGTCATGCAGGGTGTGAGCATCAGGGCGACGAATGACGAACGCAGCACCTCAACACGGTATACCGACAGCGCCACTTATCAGATAGGGAAAACCATCACGGTGATGGCTAACTGCGAGCGTAACGGCGGCTCCGGCGCCATCACGGTCACGATAAATATTAACGGCCAGGTGAAAACGGCGGAGGTTATGCCGTATACCGCAGGGATTCCGGCCATGTATCAGACCGTCGTTTTTTCGGTCTACACCACTTCACCGGTCGTGGATATCAGCGTCTCTCTGAGGGTTGGCGGGCAGTACACCACTGAAGCTTCCGTCTGGCCGCTGGTGATGGTTTCCCGATCGGGGAACAACTTCACAAACTGACCGGATTTCCGGTCCTTTTCGTTTAATAAGGAACAGATATGACTATGTCGCGCGTAATTTCGCTGGCGGCAGGGGTTTCCCTGTCCGTTTTATTTTCCACTGCTGCCGTTGCCGATAACGGAAGGGGAAGCGGTAACAGCAATATTGAAAACCAGACCCGGATTTATACCGGCACTGACCGCGGGCAGAAACAGCACCGCGAGGCAAAGGGCAAAACAATCACGCGGAGCGTCCAGTGTTCGCTGCCGGCGTATTTACGTGACCCGGATAATCAGTGCTGAGATGTGAATGAATCTGAAGCCTGCCTGCGGGCGGGCTTTTTTATGGAGGCAATATGCCAGTACTTATTTCCGGCGTACTGAAGGATGGTACGGGAACGCCGGTACAGAACTGCACCATTCAGCTGAAGGCCTGCCGGACCAGTACGACGGTGGTCGTGAATACGATGGCATCGGAAAATCCGGATGACGCCGGGCGCTACAGCATGGATGTGGAGCAGGGGCAGTACACCGTCACGCTCCTGGTGGAAGGGTATCCCCCGTCACATGCCGGCGTTATTACGGTCTACGATGATTCAAAGCCGGGCACCCTGAATGATTTTCTGGGGGCCATGACGGAAGACGACGTCCGCCCGGAGGCGCTGCGGCGTTTTGAGGCGATGGTGGAAGAAGTTGCCCGCCAGGCATCGGAGGCATTGAGGAATGCCACCGCTGCAGGCCAGGCATCTGAACAGGCGCAGACATCAGCAGGTCAGGCATCGGAAAGCGCCACGGCAGCAGTGAATGCAGCCGGAGCGGCAGAAGCATCAGCCACACAGGCAGCCTCATCCGCAGCGTCTGCGGAGAGCAGCGCAGTTACGGCGACCACAAAAGCCGGTGAGGCATCAGTCAGCGCTGAATCGGCTGACACGGCCAGAACGGCGGTAGCCGCATCGGCGGCCGCAGCGAAAACATCTGAAGCGAATGCTGATGTCTCCCGAACTGCCGCCGGAGATTCAGCTGCTGCCGCAGCCGCCAGCGCGACGGCGGCGCAGGCATCAGCAGAGCGTGCCGGCGCATCCGAAACCGCTGCGAAGACGTCAGAAACGCAGGCGGCTTCCAGTGCCGGTGATGCAGGTGCGTCAGCCACTGCGGCGGCAGCGTCGAAAAAGGCGGCAGCCGCATCGGCAGCCGAAGCAAAAACATCTGAGACAAACGCAGCAACGTCAGCAAATACAGCAGCGGCAAGCGCAACAGCCGCCTCGTCATCAGCATCGGCGGCATCCACTCACGCCGCCGCATCTGATACCAGCGCATCACTGGCGGCGCAAAGCAGTACTGCTGCCGGAGCAGCAGCCACCAGAGCTGAAGATGCCGCGAAACGGGCAGAAGATATCGCGGACGTGATTTCCCTGGAAGATGCCAGCCTGACGAAAAAAGGTATCGTTAAGTTAAGCAGCGCCGCGGACAGTGACAGTGAAGTGCTGGCAGCCACGCCAAAAGCGGTAAAAACCGTTATGGGTGAGGTACAGACCAAAGCCCCGCTGGACAGCCCGGCATTCACTGGAACGCCGACCACACCGACGCCACCAGATGACGCTAAAGGACTTCAGACAGCAAACGCGGAGTTTGTCCGCAAACTGATTGCCGCGCTGGTTGGTTCCGTACCTGAGTCACTGGACACCCTGCAGGAACTGGCTGACGCGTTAGGAAACGATCCGAACTTTGCCACCACAGTACTGAATAAACTGGCGGGCAAGCAGCCGCTGGACGATACACTGACGGCGCTGTCAGGAAAGAGCGTGGATGGTCTTATCGAATACGTTGGTTTACGGGAAACCATAAATCGTGCCGCTGGCGCCCTGCAAAAAGACCAGAACGGTGCTGATATTCCTGACAAAAAACAATTTGCTAGAACTATCGGCGCTGTAACCTCTACCAGCGTTACATTTGGTGAATCGGGATGGTTTAAAATTGCCACGGTCTTCATGCCACAGGCCACATCAACTGCGGTGATTAAACTGTACGGTGGGTCGGGGTTTAACGTTGGGTCATTTGAGCAAGCGGCAATCAGTGAACTGGTACTGCGTGCCGGTAATGGTTCCCCGGTCGGGATTACCGCCACATTATGGAGACGTTCACCTGCCGCTGCTAACGAGATCGCCTGGATTAACACATCAGGTGATAGCTACGATATTTATATTAATATCGGGCGGTATGCCTACGGTTTAATTGCACAGTACGATTGCACCAGTAACGCTGGCGTAATACTACACACCAGTCCTGAATTTTCAGAAACAAAGCCGGCTAACGCTACGAACGGTCAGACATATACACTGTTTAACAGTCTGATGAAACCCACAGCCGGTGACGTTGAGGCACTGTCAGTTAGTGGGGGACGACTGAATGGCCCGCTGGGTATTGGCACAGACAATGCGCTTGGCGGTAATTCGATTGTATTCGGCGATAACGATACAGGGCTTAAACAGAATGGTGACGGGATACTGGATATATTTGCGAATAACCAGCACACCGTTCGTGTCGCTCCCGGTGAAATGATAGTTCTGGGAGCTATTCGCGCAGGCAACGGAAAAAAACTGTCACTGACGAGTACTAATAATTCAGCACTAAATGCCGGGTTTAATTTGTGGGGCGACGGAGGAAACCGCCCAACAGTTATTGAACTTGGCGACGACCAGGGATGGCATTTATACAGCCAGCGAAATACTGATGGCAGTATTCAGTTTGTTGTTAATGGACAAGTTATTCCGGATAATTACGGTAATTTTGACGCCCGTTATTTATCATCAGGAAACGTATATACAAAAGGTGAGTCAGATAATCGTTACGTACAGAATATCCAGCGCGGTGCTCCTGTATGGCCTGGTAAAGTAGATGAATATGGACCTAATGAGGCTCCCGCAGGGTGTTTCCTGACACAGGCCAGACATGACCCAACAACGGCATACGGTGTGACATTTGCGTATCGACCACTGCAAATGTGGGTTGGTAATGGCTGGCGTACAATTAATGGATAATTGAGGTAAATATAATGGAGTTAAAAAACGTAACCAGATACATTCCTGACGACCAGGACTACGATAACAACTTTCTGTATTTTCGTAGTGAAGATGGTCAGGACTTTTACGAATCACTGAGTAAATTCACCAAAAAATATAAGCTGTGCATTGACTCCGAAAATATAATACGTTCTGTAGCCGAAGATGTATCGCGCCTTTATCCGGCAGGTTTTTCGGTTGTTGAGGTCAATAAACTACCAGTCGGATTTAATATCTATGGCGGCTGGAAATATTCGAACGGCACTGTTCTGGCTGTTCCCGTTGACTATCAGGCTAAGGCCGAAACCACCCGACAGAAACTACTGGATGGAGCTAACAGCACCATTGCCGACTGGCGAACTGAACTGGCACTGGGTGAAATCAGTGACGACGATAAGGAAAATCTGACTCAATGGATGGCGTATATCAGGAAGCTTAAAACACTGGATTTAACAGCCGTTCCAGATGAGGCCACCTTCATAGCAATCAGGTGGCCAGCATTACCACAGTAATAACTACTGACTGGCTGGTTTCTCCGGTCAGTCAGTAAAATATTAGTACGGTAGTTCAGAACTTAGTGTTGTATGAGCAGGGACTAAATACATAACGGGGAGGGAGTGCATATATGAAACTCAGGTTCAGAGCTTTTACTCTTGTAATTTACGCCAGAGTACCAAATGAACTATGAATTTAACCATCCCTCTAATTTTTCTTGATTATGAGTCTGTAAAAATGAAGGGAGTTCTCTCATTCGATAAATGTAACTGGCAAGGTGTGGCCATTGCATGGCTGGGGTTGGCATGTTGCGTGTCCAGCGCATCAACATTGTCGCTAATAAGTCTACTGTAGTCAGTCTGTCACCCACCAGATAGGTTTGTTGATTTGCCAGACGTTTATCTAAATATTCGCAGGCTTCCTCAATACGGCTACGGGCCAGGGTACGAATAGCGTCAGCGTCTTCGGGACTACCATCCTTATCGGCGTAAAACCAGTCTCGCATTGAAGGAAGTAATGTATTTGCCATATATATCATCAGTTCCAGCCATTCTGCACGCTCAGGCGTATCTGGTTTAGGTGCAAGGCCAGATTCAGGATGGCGCTCGGCAAGAAGCATCAAAATAGCCGTTGATTCAGTCACTGGTTTTCCATCAACGATAAGGGTAGGCACCCGACCAACAGGATTAAGACTGAGATATTCAGGGGAGCGTTGATTACCACTTTCAATATCAACGAGTTGAGCAGTAAATGGCGTTTTTAGTTCGAACAACATCCAGTGGACTGCAAAACTGGCTGCTCCTGGTGAGTAAAATAAGGTATAGGACATCCTGTTTTCCGAATTTTATTGATTTGGGGCGAGTATAGCATGAAAAGAGAGCGTTTATCTAAAAGAAAACTATTTTTTCTATATTAACTGGTGATATATATTTATTCTGATAGTTGTAAGAGACAAGTAACATGTTGTCCAGACTGAGTAAAAGAGAGTGTAGACGTTCTTACAGAAGTTGATAATTGTTTGTCTGATTGCTTTATAATTAAATGATAACAGGTGATGGTCAGGCGGTGAAATTTTGTCTGGGTTATCTCCTTTTTGGAATGTATTATATCTTCCCATTCACATCCTGGTTTTCTTTAAGAACTGATACTGCTGTTTGTAGTAGTTCTTTGTTATCCAGCCATGCTTTGGTCTTTATGTTTCCTTCAATATAATCAAGCAATGTTCTGGTATTGATAGGCCTGCCCTGTTTCGCTACTTCCACTACAGCATCACCCAGGATAATACGAACTTTAGGAAGTTGAGAGGGGAACCACTTTAAAGTATCTTTTGATTTCATTAAGAAATATTCCTTAAAACGTTGTTAATTTTTGATAGTAAGGTAGGGACATTAATTCAGAAAATGCTGATTTTTACTCATCAGTTTTGTCCGGGTTATTTGATATACCTATTCCTACTTTGATTACAGCACAGCTAAAAATACTGAATATAATAAGCATGGTAATTATTATCAGTGTATTGTCCATATA